AATAAATTCGATAAAAAAGAATAATTATGGCAAAATACAAAGTAGGTGATATATTTATCAATCATACTGATGGTAAGATATTGCAAGTGTGTGAAGGAGGATGTTATGAAGGTTGTTGCTATATGTCTAATAGATGTAAAGGGACTTTTAATATGGATACCCCCTGTAGAAATGTTATTGGTAGTTATAGACTTGTAAAAGAGCTTCCTTTCCTTCCACCTGGTACTAAAGTTAAGGTGAGAGAGAATTTAAAGGTAGGAACAGAATACGAGAGATATACTTTTGTTGAGAATATGAAGCAAAATAAAGAAGTTACAATTGAAAGGTATTTTGCTTCTCATAAAGCTTATAGTGTAGCTGAAAATGCTTGTAATTACACTTTTAGAATGTTCGACCAAGTAATTAATGAACCAAAAGAAAACAACAATATGGAAACAAAAGAAATTAAAATCAAAGTTCCTGAAGGTTACGAGATAGATAAAGAAAATTCAACCTTCGAGTGTATTAAGTTCAAGCCTATCAAGAAGGAGCTTACTTATAAAGATGTGGCAGAAGAACTATTTTTCGAAGGACTGTTTGCAATTGATTTTAATGGTGAAATTAGATATGCAAGTTCATCATCTAATTCGCAATGTGATAGAAACAACGCCACCAACAAAGAGCAACTTGAAAGACTCTTGGCTCTAAATCAGCTTCTGAATATTGCTGAGTATTACAACAAGAAGAGTCCTAAAGAGGAAGATTATATATATTATATTGACTTTGAAAAAAGCAGTTCTGAATATTTTGTGCAAGAATGTATAAATCCTACAATTGTATGTGGTTTAATCCCAACGTTCAATAATCATGCAGATGCTAAAGCAGTCATTAATAATCCAAACTTCAAGGATATTCTTGATTTAATATATAAAGGCTATGAAGACTAGACTTGCAAAGAAGTTATTCTATAAAGAAAGTGCTAAATGGCTTTTAAATGGAGGTTGTGTTTATGCTTATATAAGTCCACGTATTATAAACAAGGTAGTAAGAAAGTTGGAAAAACTCACAAAGTTAAAACTTATATACTACTTATATAGTAAAACAGAAGAAGATTACTTTATAATAAGAGTAAAGAAATAATCAAGAAAGAACAAAATAAAGCATAAAGAAAAAGTTGGACTTTTAGCTTAAAGGTCAAAGCACCTGACTCACAGTCAGAAGATTGTAGGTTCAAATCCTTCAAAGTCCACTATTATTATTTAAAGGGTTAGAATAGGTTAAACAGAGAGTAATGACGAATGGTTATTGCTTCTCTGTTTTTCTCTATTCATTAAAATCAAAATCATTATGACAGCAGAAGAACAAGCAACCTTAGACATCAAGGATGAACTAAGGCAAAGTAGTAAATGCTTTCTGGCATTTAGAAAGAAACTTAATCCTATTATGGATAAATTAGTAGAAAACTATACTAAACTTCAGGAGGAGCATACTCATGGAACCAATATTTAAAGTAGGTGATCACATAGTCACCAAATATCCTAATAAAGGTTTAGAAAAAGCAACAATAACAGAAATCGATGATAAAAACTATCATCTCAAGATTCCATGTGGCGTTGCTATCATTCCTATAGGAGCACAAGTAAATTATAAATTAGAAAATCAAGATTAATATGGAACAGCACCTTAAAACAAATGCACAGCTAATGGCAAGATGCACCTTCAACAAGACCACAGGTAAAGTAGTATTTGAAAATTTCGCAAAATACTACCCTGCCATGAAAAGAAAAAGTCTCTTTAATTAAAAGAACTATGATTAGACAGAAAAGATACATCACATTCTATACTCTTCATAAAAGACATATCCTTCCATCTATATATCAATATGGACTTATGTGTAATAGAAGTTGACAAAAATGCTTAAAGTTAGGATTGAGACATATTGTAAAAGGTCAAGCCTTCTTCTTTACTATTGAAAAGGTCAAGCCTAAGAAAACTTCACATTTCCATTAAGAAGAGATTAGACATGAATTTAGATGATTTGTAGTAATCCATATAATATGTAAATTTGTCATTGATTAAAACAACAAATGATTGAAAATGTTTACTTCTACCATCTGTGAAGACCGTAGAAGTATTTGGCTGATTAGCTCAACTGCAAAGAGCAACAGTTTCCTAAACTGTAGGTTGGGGGTTGGATTCCCCCATCAGCCACAAGTTGTTATAATGTTAAAGGTTATTAGTTGATTGTAGATAATACAGCGGTATTATAGAAATGTTTTTGGTTTTATTCATAAATAATTGTGAAAAATCGGGCAAGTCTCCTTTGTTGTGATAACAAGGGAGGCTTTTTTAGTTTGTAATAGTCTGTATGTCGCTTGGACATACATATCATATAATTTAATTCTTTAAATAATGAACAGATCAAACAAAAAATGGACTGCTGAAGAGGAAGATAGACTTCTTCAGCAAGTGAGAGCTTTCCCTCAAAACCTTACTAAGTGCTTTCTCATTGTATCAGAAAGCATTGGTAGATCTCCTCAGGCAGTTGCCAACCATTGGTATACTGTAGTATCTAAGAAGCCAAATTCTACTTGTTTCTTTACAGCATCACCAAAGCATGTTTCCAAGAATCGGAAGAATGGTGAAGGTGTAGAGAGTACTAGAAGCATCTGGCAGCGTTTAATGCAAATAATCCGTAATTTATAAGCCCTATGATTGCAGAGAAAAATATTAATGCTCTCCTTTCTCGATGGAAAGAAAGATTGAGTAACAAATACTCTGATGATTATCAATGTGCTCTTAAGGAGTGTATATATGAGCTAACGATAACTCTCGATAAAATCAAGGAAGAAGAAGAGATAAATCTCATGGAAGCAATAGCTAATCTTCCATCAAAAGAGGCAGAAGACTATCTTATGGGTCTTGAAGCTGATGAAGAACTATCTAGAATTGAAGCTCATGAGTCAGTAGCATAATCAATAAATCATTTAATAATGACAAGAGAGGAAATTTATACTGAATGTCTAACTAAGCTAGATAAGTCTAATTTCTTATTACTGGAACTGGCAACAGGTTTTGGTAAAACCCGTAATGCGATTTTACTGATAAATCATCTAGTAGAAACTAAATATCAAGGGAAGCATACATCAATGCTTCTCTTGGTAGCCAAGACAGTACATAAGCAAACATGGAAAGATGAGTTCAAGAAATGGGGAGGTATCAATGTTGATAACCTTACCATTGAGTGCTATGAGTCTTTAAAGAAGCATGAGTATGAATCCTTTGACTTTGTTGTCATGGATGAATGTCATCATCTTAATAGTGATAAGCGTCTGGATCTCTTTAGCACTCTTACTTATGGTCATGTCGTTGGTCTTAGTGCCACTATCCCTAAGAAGCTCAAGCAGTATTTCCAATATGAGTATCATGCAGAAGTAGTTACCTGTAGCATAGTTGATGCCATTGAGGATGAAGTTCTTCCTGAACCTCAGATTATCCTCTACCCTCTTCAGCTTGATAATACTCGTCCTACAGAATCTATAGAATTCAATCCTAAGGCAAAAGGAAAGACTTACTATGGCACCTATAATGAACTTTGGAAATACAAAAAAATGAAAGTCCATGCCATTATATCCTGCACTCCTACACAGAAAGTAAGGGAGTATAATTCTCAGATACTCTATGAGAAGAACAGATATATGAGAACCAGACAAGAGTTTCTGAAAAACAAATGGCTGTTTGATTGTGGCGAAAGAATCAAGTATCTGGCTAACTTGAAGAATAATATTGTATTGTCTATCCTTCAAAGGTTAGAGAAAGAGAGAACCATCACCTTCTGCAAAACTATAGAACAGGCAGAATGCTTAGGTCAGTATTGTATTCATTCAAAGAACAAAGACTCTGAAATAATCTATGATAACTTCAATGCCAAGAAGATTAATCACATTGTATCAGTCAATGTTCTTAATGAAGGTGCCAACCTTGTAGATTGTAAATATGCAATATTTGCCAATTATTCAGCTTCAGAATCCATAGGTCCACAAAGAATAGGAAGAAGTCTTCGTCATAAATCCCCTATTATCATCATGCCTTACTATGAAAATACAAGAGAGGAAGAGATAGTCCAGGAAATGATTAAAGATTTCAATAAGAAGTTTATTTCTACAATACACTCTATCCAAGAACTGTCAACTTTTCTTTCAGACCATAAATGATAACAAAAAAGTAGAGGAAATATAAGAGATTTATTATAATCCTTTGTATTTTCTTCTACTTTTGTTAACTTTGCCATAAAAATATTACTATGGCTGGAAATAAAACAAAGACCAGAAGATTTAGTTATACTGATCCCATAATGTTCCAAGGTTCTTACTACCCTACAGCAGAATGGGATATACAGAGTGATACTGGAGAAGTTAATCCTTCTACAGTATTTGCAGCTCCCAACGGCAGCTATTATACTTTAGACAGTAATGGCTCTGCTATTCCTGTAATGCCTTTTCATAATTTAGATGAAGTAAATGTTACAGCACCTAAGAAACAAGATGTCTCAGCAAATGCTTTCAGCAGATACCTTACAATGAGTAATGACAACACTCAGGTGAATAATCTTCCTCATAGGGAATACAATACTCATTTGAAAGAAAATGCAGAAAAGGGTGCCAAGGAACATGCCTTATGGGAAAAGGAGCATCCTAACCTTACAGCATGGGGAGAGGTAGCAGGAGCTATACCCTTTGGTGTAGCATCTATTCCTTTGATAGCAGGTACTAGTCAAACCCTATTAGGCACAGCAACAGGTCAAGCTGTTAAAAGTGGAATAACTAAAGCATTAGCTAATCCTCTTGTAGAGTTAGCTAATAATGCTGTTGGACTTGGCTTTGCAGGTAAAGGTGCTTATGATGTTAGTCAAGGTAAGTTTACTCCTGAAACTGCTATGGATTTGGCAGGCGGTGTAGGATTAATGTTCAAGAGTCTTACAGGTCTTGATAAAGCAAGAAGAGCAAAGAAAACTTCTTCTATTGCAAGACAATCAGAGGAAATACCTCCTATAGATCAAGGCACTTGGGAAGATGTGGATTTAGGAGAATTGTCTTCATACAATCCTTATCCTTTGGAAGGTAAAACTGAGATTCCAATGAACATAAAAGCTGATGCTGCTCAGAGGTATACTAACTTCATTAATAGTAAAGACTATCAGAGTAGACTTCAAAGGGCAGGATTAGAAGACCATTGGAGTTATATGAAAAAACTTACAAAACAAAAAGTCAGAAATGGACATTTTCCAGGAATAGTAAAAGAGGTTATAGATAACAGCCCTAATATTTTAGGACAATCGGATGTAAATATTCGTTTACCAAAAGATAAATTTCCTTATGTTAAGTCAAATCCTGATTATGGTATAAATTTAAAAGAAAATCTTTATCCTGAAGATATATTTACAACAATAAACCATGAGCTTGCTCATTTTGCCACAGGTAATAGAGGAATTAATGGTGTTCTAGATGTTACTTCATTTTTTCCTAACTGGCGTAAACTAAATGCTGAAAGTATAGGAGATATTATGAAGTATAATGAAGGAATTGCACCTAACATATCTTGGGAAGAAAAATTAAAACGTTTTCCTAAAACAACTTCTATAGATGATATAACTGAAGCAGAAGAGGATTATAGATATTTAATTGATCCACAAGAAAAGAGAGCAAGAGCTTATTCTATATTACAACAAGCAAAGGAGAAAAATATGTCAACTGATGCTTTTGTTGATGCTTACACAGAGAATGATGAAATTGTTCCTTATGCTCCTCGTGAACTTCAGGCTATGGGTAATATACTTACATTGGATAATCTAAAGAAATATCTTAGAAATTTTCTATCTGTTGGTATACCTATAGGAATAACTACACCTTATATTGATAATAAAAACAAATAGTATGGAGAGTATGTCAAATAGAAAATATCATTTACGCTTAGTTTCCATTTGTATTTTCAATAGAATATTTTATTCTATGTCATTGCAAAGAAGAATAAGTTATGATTTAGGTTATATTCGTTTTTCTATTATTAGGTATGCTGAGGAATTGGATGCTTTGTCTGATAAAGAGTTGAAGAATAAAATAAATTCCATAGAGAAGCCACAGTGGTATGATAAGTATGAGTATATTAGAAAAAGAAGTAAATATCTTTTAGAAATACTATATCATTTTCCCACTACAAGAATGGTGGATATTCTCTATGAATTATTAAATTTAAGAAATAACATGGACAAAGAAAAAATCATAGAAGCAGAGCATCATTCAGCTTTAGCATTCTCTTATATTCAAAAGAGAATTATTTATCCCATGTCATTACAAAAAAGAATAAGTTATGATTTAGGTTATGCTACAATTGGTTTTAATCCTAATGATGAAGAACTATATGCTCTATCTGATGAGGAGTTGGAAAAGAGGATTAATTCTTTGGAAGCTCCCAAATGGAATAACAAATATGAATATATCAAGAAAAGAAACAAACATTTTTTAAGAATATTATATTTCTTGCCATCTCTGATCCTATTAAACATTTTCTATAAAATGGTAAAATTAAAGAAAATTAAGTAATATGGAAGAGCCAATCTGTGATGTAATAACAACTGTAGAAGCTAATGGTAAAAAGCTTATTGTGTTTTATAATAAGACTGAAGATGGTTTATTTTACCAATTCTCATTTAGAAGAAAAAGCACAAAAAGATATGGAAGATTTTATTAAGCAGAATCCACAGGAAGTTTATAAAAACTTCGTAAAAGAGTATAAAGACAACATATACTTGTTGAATGTTGCAATGGTGGATGACATGGGAAGTATGAGTATGGAGGAACAAGCAAGAGAAATAAAGCCTTTCTTACCTGTTATCCAAGAGTTCATAATGCAAGCTTGGTCTCTATAGAATTCCAAAGGCTTAAACAGGCTTATAATAATAAAGATTTTCAATCAGCACAGCTCCTCCCAAGGGGTTGTGCTTTTTGCATTTATAAAGGTATGAAACATGAAAATAACAATAGATACAGAAATACTGCAAAGGAGTAATCTTACCCTTGGTGAATTTCTTGTAATGTTGTTTGGATATTGTAATGTCAAGTACAAAGAGAACTTTGATAAACTCGTTGAAAAAGGTATTATCAGCAAAAATCTCTTTGACAAAGACTCTATGGTACTATCCAACAATACAAGAAACTTAGTAACAAGTATTCTCCTGAAATCTGATAATAGGGTAAAAGAGAGTACTATAGATTTTACAGAGTTAGCTAAGAAGCTGCAAGACATCTTTCCTCAAGGATGTAGGTCTGGTACAACATACTCCTGGAGAGATAAAACGGAAACAATAGCTCAGAAACTAAGAGCCTTAGTTGTAATACATCATTTCTCCTTCACAGAAGAAGAAGCCCTCAGAGCTACTAAAGAATATGTAGATTCTTTTAATGAAGATAAAGAAAAGATGCAGTTACTTAAATATTTTATTCTTAAAACACATAGCGATAGAAGCATAGATTCAATGTTCATGACTATCATAGAGAATAACAGATAACATCTAAACTTTAAATAATATGAAAATAGTATTAAATGAAACCCAATGTTTAAAGAATAAGCTAACCTTGCAGGAAGCACTCATTGCTACAGCAGTAAGCTTAGGGGGTTATGACAGAACCATGAACAATATGATTCTAAGGGGTATTGTCAATGGTTCTCATACAGAAGTTCTTCCAGATTGGAAAAGCATCATTAAGAAGTTAAATTCCGATGAATCTAAAGACACAACAGACCTTAGTGATGAAAGACTGGACTCCTTGGCTGCTAAATTACAGGAATGTTTTCCTAAGCAGAAGATGATATATCCTAATGGTATAGCATCTCCATTCTATTTCAGATGTAATAAGACTGAGATTAAGAATAAACTCAAGAAGTTCATTACTGTTTATGGCAATGTTACTGATGAAAATATTATTGATGCTACCAAGAGATATGTAGCTTCCTATGCACCTAAGGGATATAGAGGTATGCGCCTGGCAAAATACTTCATCATGAAAGATGACAGAAAGCTGATGGCTGATGATGAGGTTCATGTAGAGGAAATCTCAGACTTGGCAACATTCCTGGAAAATAAGACAGAAGATACACCATCTGATATTGTAGATGGTGATGATTGGTTAATGAATAGTAGAAACTAAAAAAGAATATAATTATGTGGAAAGTAAGTTTCAACAAAGATACCTACAAGAAGGTAGAAGTATTCAATGATAAGGCTACAGTAGTGACTCTTATAGCAAAAGTAGTCATCCCTAAAGAAATTGCAAATCATATACCATTAAAAGTACTTGATTGGGCACAGAAGCATGTCAATCCAAAAATCGTAATTATTCCTCACTATGGTATCATTGAATTTAAGGTCAAGGGAAAAACTGTAAGGAAAGATGAAGATGAAAACAAACCTTTGCTTGCAGAGAGACTTGCAGAATGTAGGGCTAAAATGAGTATATATAGGTTCATGGTAGCCTTTACAGAACAATATGCTAAGTACTACATGAAAATCATGATGGGAAAGAATAGTATATTATATCCTGACAATGACTCTAGTACTCCTGACAGAGATTCTATATGGGGTGCAAATGCAAGATTTGGTGAATTATGGGACAAAGAGTATGTGCGCCGCATTAAATTAGAAGAGGAAACAAGAAAATGACATTAATTCAAAGAGTCTTATCTAATGCTAAAGAAAGAAGAGAAAAGATACTTAGTGGAAAGGTTAATTGTATTCCATCTCCCTTTAAGACCTTTAGATATGACTTCCCTGGAGTAGAGTTAGGTACTTATTATCTAGTGTCAGGTGGTGCAAAGAGCAGTAAATCCAAGATAACAAACTTCCTGTTTCTATTCAATAGTATTCTCTATGCCTATAATCATCCTGAATTGGTTAGACTAAAAGTCTTTTATGCATTGTTAGAGGAGAAAGCTGAGAATATTACAGGCAAGTTCATCTGTTACCTATTGTATATACTCTCTGATAGGAAGATAAGAATTGATATAAAGACATTTAAGTCTGTAGATGAGGATAGAATACTATCTCCTGAGATACTACAGTTACTGGGAACACTGGAGTATCAGTCTATCTTAAGGTTCTTTGAGGAACATGTAGTCTTTATACCAGATAGAAATCCAACAGGTGTATATCATACCTTAGAGAAATATGCAGAAGCAAATGGTACTATTCATAAGAAGAAGGTCGAAGGATATGAGAAGGAAATCTTTGATTATTATGAACCAAATGATCCTGATGAATATGTTCTTTGTATCATAGATCATATCTCTTTGATAAGTTGTGAAAGGGGTATGGATTTACGTAACTCTATCAAAAAACTGTCTGAATATCTCAAGATTGTACGTAATAAGTATAACTACATTCCTGTAGTTGTACAACAGCAGAATTCAGAGAGTCTATCCCTTGAAGCATTCAAGGCTAATAAGATTAGACCTACACAGAAAGGATTGGCTGACAGTCAGGATTAAACATAAAAATAAATACATTTATTAGATTAACTTAGAACCAATTTTACACAAAAACATATATCAAAAGTGTCTTATACCTTTGCAATAAAAACTAAAGATATGGGTAAAAGTACGATTATTGATATGAACAGATTTCAAGTCCTTTATAATCAAGGACTAAGTGATAGTAAAATAGCCAAAGAGCTAGGTTGTAGCAGAAAAGTTATAGAAAGAAGAAGACATAAACTTGGACTTCCAGTTAACTTTTGGCAATCAGAAGTCAGAAGAAATCCAACATTAATAACAAATGCTGGATGAAGGAAAATCAAGTGCTGAAATAAGCAAACTTCTTAATGTTTCTGTTACAACATTAGTAAAGTTCAAAAAGGAAACTGGTATAAAAGGAGCTTATGATGCAAAAATGTCTAAGGAAGATATAGACAAAGCAATGTCATTAGCTCAAGAAGGATATATGGATACAGAAATTGCTGAGTTATTTGGTGTAACAGCAAGCAATATTATGTTTCATAGAAAGAATAGAGGTATCAAGTCTCAATTTACCTATGATAAAATCTCTAAAATTGATAATGAAAAGTTTGAAGAGCTTTTTAATCAAAGTCTTGGGGATGAAGAAATAGGTAAAGCTCTTGGTATGTCTTCTGATGGTATCTATAGTCATAGAATGAAATATGGTTACTTCAGAAAAAGCTTTAAAGAAAATGACCTGAATCCTCTTACACAAGATAACTTAGAGATAATATTAGGAATTATGATGGGCGATGGAAGCATGGAATGCAGAAATAAAAATGCAAGATTGTCTACAGCACATGGTGAAAAACAAAAAGAATATTCCTATTATATTGCTGATAAGTTATCTAATCTCAATCCTCATACTTATGTTTCCATATCAAAGTTAGATGTTAGAACTGGAAAGAAATATAAGTCCTATTGGGTAGATTTTCCTGCTAATCCTGCATTTAATGAGATATATAATCATTTCTATGTGAATAGAATAAAGAGAATCCCTATTGAACTTTTTGATGATTTTACTTGGCAATCATTAGCATACATGTTTATGGATGATGGTAGTAAAGCTAATTGTGGAGGTCAACTTGCAACTAATTGTTTTAGTATAGAAGACCTTCAAAAGTTTCAAACCTTTCTATTAGAAAAGTTTAATATAGAAACTACAATATGTAAAAACCATACCCTTTATATTAAAGCTAAAAGTTTCCGTCACATGAAATCCAATATTGAACCATATATGTGTGAATGTACTAAGTATAAAATAAGGTAATAAATGTATTTTACCAGAGTCCTGGATAAATCTCGTGAATCTGGGAAACCCATAGTTATTATATGGCAACCCTAATCCAAGCATAATAGAAATATTATGAAGGATCAACGACTAGTGAATACCTTCTTACCAAGTGGTGTTGAAGAGGATGAATCACCAAGAGTGCGGGATATAGACCTATATGTACCAACATTTAGTGGTCTATAAAGAGATAGTCTGAACTATAGTATAATACATAAGCTATAGAAATGGAAGATAAAGAGCTTCCATGATAACAAATGCCTGGTAAAGATTGTGATGTTATGCTTGGTATTACTTCTCCATTCTCTTGGGAATTAAAGGAGTATCTAAAGTATGACATAACCAAACTTAGAGGGTATAGTAAGTTCCTGGAGATAGTATTAGGCAGAGATGGAGAAAGCAATGCTATCTTAGGAATGTATTTTGACGGTGCTACAGGTTATTATGCCCCACTGCCAAAATATGATAATATCTCAGAACTTAATAAAGTATATCAACTAATTCAAAGGAATCAAGAAAGTACATCTAAGTGATTCTTTTCATTTTTCATAGCAGAATTAAAAGCATCTTGCCTATACATCTTTGTATAGGTATATTTGCATTCCATTTATTTAATAAAAAAGTAGAAGTTAAAAAATGAGTAACATTGTTTTGCCTACAGAACGTAGGAAAGCTACAGACTACAACCCTAGGTTGATAGTCCTTTATGGAAAGCCTAAAAATGGAAAAAGTACCATTATGGCTAGTCTTAATAACAATCTTATCATTGATTTGGAAGATGGTTATCGTGCATTGGATGTAATGGCAGTACAGGCTAGAAGTGCTAACGACATCTTTGAAATCAAGAATCTTATTGCACAGAAGAATGAGGAAAATGGAGGCAAGCCTTTCTATCGCTTTATCACTATTGATAATGCAACCAGGCTTGAAGAGATGTCATTAATCTATGCAGCAGCTTTGTACCGTAAGACACCTATGGGTGCAAATTATGGATATAAGAAAGATAAGATAGGTAACATCCTTAAAGACAAGACTGGTAATAAGATTGTTGATCCTAAGGCAGATGTTCGTCAATTACCTAATGGAGCAGGCTATACTTATCTTCGTTCTGCTCTTAAGGAGATGATTAATATGTTCAAGCCTTTATGTGACACACTTATTCTTGTATGTCATGTTAAGGATAAACAAATTAAAAAGAATGATGAAGAAACTACAGAAATGGCTGTAGATCTTGCAGGAAAGACAGGAGATATTGTCTGTGGTGAAGCAGATGCTATTGGTTATGTTTACCGAAAAGATAATAAAACCCTAATCTCTTTTGTTGGAGGAGATAATGCCATTAGAGGTTCAAGACCATTACATCTTAGAGAAAAAGTTTTTCAGGTTGCAGAATCTGATGATAAAGGTAATATCAAGGTAGATATGAGTCAAATTTTCCTTGATACAAAAAATTAAACAATAAACATTCAATTCATAAATAACAATTTAAAATCAAAAAACAATGGAAAAGAGAATTTCATTTGATCAGTTTCAGTCAGTTAAGCGTGTAGCACAGGCTTGTAATCCACTTATGGTAAAGCGTGAGAAAATTAAGGCAAAGATTAAAGCTCTTGCTAAAGAACACAAAGACTATGATACTCAGATTGCTTCATTGGAGGCAGGTATCAAGCAGGTAGTAGGTTTCCGTGTAGAGCAACTTGTCAAGAAAGTTATTGAACCTGGTATAGATGCTAATGGTCAGCCTAAGAAGACAACAAAGTATCTTCCTACAGATATTGTCTCTTATGATGAACAGCACAAACAGTATGTAATCAATATCCCTGATGATGATACAGCAGGTGTAGAATCAGAGTCCTTTTCTGAGAGTGAAGAAACAACATCCACAAGTGAAGAGAATAACATGGAGACCTCAACTGAGGAACCTGATACTGACACAGAAGTAAATAATGGGGATGCACAGGCTGTAGAGACAGAAGATGTTCCTACAGATGCACCAATCTTTGAGTAATTATAGTATAAACCAACAAATAGTAAACAATAATAATAAACAATATTTAAATACAAACAGTTATGATGATTAATAATAGTTACAGTTTCCTTGCTATTGGCAAGACACAGGAGTCAAAAGAGGCTCAGGAGTTCAAGAAGTATGTAGGTGTAGGCTCTTCTTTTGTAGTAGCAGTAAATCCTACAAAGAAGGAACTTGAGGATATTTATGGACATGAGATGGCTAATGATCCAGAGTATGTTGTAGATACTGATAATGGTAAGGAAGCACGTATTACATTTATTGTAAAGACAGACCCAGATACATGTAATGGTGTAGAGATGATTAACAGAATGATGTTTACCTTGCGTAATGCTCCTGCATATAATCAAGACAAGACTAAAGCACAGGTTATTGATAAGTTTGGTAATGCTATTTGGGCTAATGCAGAGGATGCAAAGGCTGGTAAACCTCTCTTTACAAAGAATGGAAATCCTGCAAAGATTGCTCCTGACTATCGTATAGCTTGTGTAGGTGAAGCAGACCTTATTGGCTTCTTGAAGCCTTATCTCTGTGTAGGTGATGCCTTTAACTATGCTAATGGTTCTTGGGTATTGAAGGAGAATACTGATGACTTTGTATTTGGTCTTGAGCATATCAAGGACTACTTCAAGGGTGACTTCTCAGAGATTAAGGAGGCTATTGCCCTTCAGCCTAACAATAAAGTAAAGCTCCTCTATGGTGTACGTACTACAGATGAGGGTAAGCAGTATCAGGCTATTGCTACACGTAATGGTATGATTCTTCCTAACTATGCAGGTTCTAAGGCTCTTGCACGCTTGGAGAAAGACCTTGCCAATGCTAAGGATAATGGTTCTTATGCAACAACAGAGTTTGCAGTACAGGAACTTACAGAGTATAATGTACAGGCAACAAATCTCAATGCTTCTCCTGTAGAGACATCCACTGCTTCTGGTAGTGGTGATATGCCTTGGGATTAAACCCTAAAATTAACCCTTTAAAAGTAATAATCTTATGGTAGTAGGTAAAACTTCTTCCAGTATATCTAAGACAGAGATATTCAGCAAGTTCAGTGAAACACAGGTTCTATGTACTGTGTTTCCTGAGATTACTGAAATTCCTTGTGTAATCAACTCTCCTTTAAGAACAGACAATCATCCATCCTTCAGCATCTATATGAGCAATAGCAACCATATCATGTATAAGGACTTTGGAGATACTAATGTTCAAGGAGGATTGGTTGATTTACTATGTGAATATTGGAACTGCACTTTTAATCAAGCTTTGGATAAAATCTGCAAGTTGATGATTAAAGATAATAATGTAACCATTAAACCCAAGCAGATCAAGACTCTCACAAGAAAGGAGGCTAACCAGCTTACCAAGTTAGAAGTTAAGGTCAGACCTTGGAGAGAGTATGATTATGAGTACTGGGCATCTTATGGCATCTCAAAGCAATGGCTAAAGTATGCAGAGATATATCCTGTCTCCTATAAGATTATTACTAAAAAAGATTCTGTAACTGGTAAGAGTAAACAGTATATTTTCCCTACAGATAAATATGCTTATTGTTATGTGGAAAGGAAAGAGGGACAATTGCAGGTAAAGCTATACCAACCCTACAATACCAAAGGCTATAAATGGTGTTCCAAGATGGATGCATCTGTTATAGGATTATGGACAAAGATTCCTGAATATGGTGATAGAGTTGTAATTTGTTCTTCATTAAAGGATGCATTGGTTATCTCTTGTCAGTTACATATACCTACCATTTGTCTACAGGGCGAAGGATACTCTATGTCTGATACTGCCATTAATGAACTAAAAAGGAGATACAAGAAAATATTTATCAGTTTTGATACTGACGAAGCAGGCAGAATAGATGGAGAAAAGTTAGCTAAGCGTACTGGCTTTACTAATATAGTTCCAAATCTAGGTAGTCAGAAAGACTTTAGTGACCACTATAAAGCCTTGGAAGATAAAACACAATTCAAACAATTACAACAATTATTCAATTAACAAAACAAAGATTATGGAAAGAGAAATTTTGATCGCAAATACAAAAACTCAGAAGAGAAGTAAGATAACTACCAGTGCTACAACACTTGGAGAATTGAAGGCAGACTTGCAAGCTGCTGGTATTGACTATAGTAATATGACCTTTACTGAAGGTATTTCTAAAACTCAGCTTCTCAATGATGCTACACAGTTGCCACAGAATGTAATGTATAAGGGTCAACCTACCAATAACTTGGTTATTCTGCTTACCAATACCAAGAAAAACATTTCTTCTGGTACTATGACTAGAAAGGAAGCATATCAGGCTATTAAGGATAATAATCTTCAAGATGCAGTAAAAGAAGAGTTTGGTAGAAACTTTACACAGGTTCCTACTAGTGATTTGCTGGTATTCATTGCTCAGAATGGTGTTTCAGAAATAACTAAAACACTTAATGAAGAGCCTACAGAGGTAGAAGATGAAGATACTGTAGCTGATGAACTTAAAGATGAAGAAGAGGAGGAAATGGATGAGAATCTTCCAAACTATATTGAAGACATCATTACAGATCTAGATATAAATACTCCAGAAGATTCCTTGTATGCTCATATTGCCATGTTGGTAAATAATGATGTACTCTCTGTAGAAGACCTTGAAGACTTGAAGGATGATATTGATTATCTCATTAAGGTTGCTAAGAAGGAGAAAGGTACATCTAAAGTGAAAACAGCACCAAAGCCTTCAGTAAGTACTTCTGATGGCAGTATCACAGATAATGATATTGATGATATGCTTGATGAACTTGGAGTATAACACATAACTGTTTGCCATTTAATTGTATTAGGGAGTGGAGAATAAGTCTCTGCTCCCTTTATTTTTTCAATTAACTAAAGTAAAGTTATGGAATATACAGTAAATCAATTATATCAGCATCTCTTTGAAAAACCTTTAAGTATCTATGATATATTCAAGGGATTCTTTGGTGAAGATTTTGTTGATATGCAACCTGAAAAGTCATTTTCAATTAAAGAATTTTTATTTGCTAAGATATGTGATGAAGCTTCTGTTACAAAAGGAGGCACAGAAGAAGGCTTTAACATTACTTTTGAAGTCTCCAATAAACAACTGGAAGAATTAGAAGAAACTTTAGAAAACAATAGATTCCTTATCTATGTCTGGTGGCCTAGAGTAACAGTAACCAATGAATATGATAAGTCTGTAAATATACAAGACCTATATGCTAAGATTGAAATACAAAGTGATGGTACTATCCCTTATGAATACCCTGGCTTTGAACTAAATAGAGCAACTTATACAATAGAACAATTCCTAAGTAATTACCTCCACAGTCACATAAGTTCAATACCAAAGGATGACTTCACACACTTCCAAAATCCATGTTTAGGTAGAGGACCAATACGCAGTACTATTGGAACATTGAAAACTGATTATGATGAAGCTACTTGGATGCTATTCTGCCAGGAACTTAGTATGTATGTAACTGTAGAATCAGTATCAGGAGGTCCATACCATAAAATGGAAACAATTGGAGAAAAATCTCTAAGTTCTTCATATAGAGATTATAACTTTAGTATTGCAGGGAAGAATATATTTCTTTCTATATTTACAAATGACAACTTAAAAGAGTTTATTCAGTACTACTTGAAACATGGTCATCTATCATTAAGATATATAAATAATGTATTCACTTGGGGAATGCCTTATTATGAATATATTATTGATATTAGCAACTCATTTATTGATTTCTATAATAAATACTACAGCACTACTGCTCAAAATTTAAACAACTGCTTTACAGTTGGTTTATTAAAGCAAGTTGTGGTTGCTAACGGAAAATTTTATAATGAAGGTGGAAATAATAACTTCAATGTTAGCAATCTTGATAGCTACCAAGGTAGACGGGTACTAACATTCAAAGGTAAGGAAATATGTACTACCATTATTGATAACAAACAAGGTAGTGAATCAACACTAACTACAGTTATTAGCAGTCGTTTAGCAATGTATATACTGCAAAAAATTCTTAGAACAATTAATTTCAGATACAAAAATGAATACAATAATAAAAACGGAAGAAACCAAGAAGATACCACAGCTTGTGAAAGGGTCATCTACCTATAAACTCATTGTTCCTGAGAATGTAGAAGAGAAAATTAGATATCTACTCAGAAAATTCCCTACTACAGAATGGTCTGGGGTATTGTTTGTAACCCATCAAGGCTCCTTTGAGAACAATGACTTAGTAATCACATGTAAGGATATTTATCCTATGGATTTAGGCAATGCTACTTTTACTGAGTTTAAGATGAGTGAAGACGTAGCTGCTTATATGTCTGAAAATATAGAGCTGTTTGACTGTGATTTGCAGTTAATTCATTCACATCATCAGATGTCAACTCAGCCGAGTGGTACAGATTTAAACACATTGAAAGAAGAAGGCAATGAAAGGAACTGTTTTGTATCTCTTATTGTAAATAATGCAGGAAAATACTATGCAGCCATTACAAGAAAAGTGCAGACTAAATCAGAAGTAACAGTCAAAAAGTTAGGTACATCTTATGAGTTCTTTGGTGAAGGTTCTAAAGAACTGGAGCATGATAGTACAGAAACTACTAAAGTTGTAGAAAAAGAAGTCATTGAATACTTTGACCTTGAAGTAGAAAGGCATGAAGTACCTAATACTTTAGAATATCTCGATGCTAGATTTGATGAGATTACCAAAAAGAAAGCAATTGAAAAAAAAGATAATTATGATTCATCTAATATAGCTCCTACAGGTCATTTCTTTGATTGGATGAACTATAAGCCAGTACCTAAGGAACAAAATCTCTTTGGGGATACTTCTTACAAAGAAGCTCCGAAGTACACTTATAAAGATGACCACATATTCAATCCAACTGATATTGACGATTGGCAGCCAGACCCTAAGAAGATTCATGCTGCTGTAGTCCACATGATTACATGTAACCTGATTATTAATCCTGATAAGTTTGACCTCAAGCAATGGATTACTAAGCACATGAAGAATGTTTATATAAAGATATTTGGAGAATCAAGTATCTATGAATGTGAACATGATTCCTGCGGTGCTTTCAGTGAGTGGAAAGACTTCATCATTCAATATACATTAGATTATTTTGATACTTCCGATGTTCCTGATGTTCTATTTGAAACCTATGAAATTATTCAAAGTAGAATAGCACAGGCTATGAGCAATGAACTTATGGAGTTTATTGATGTAAATCCGTTTATTGAAGCTTACAATGAAACTCTTGTTACAAATATTATAGAATAATTATGGATATAAATATGAATGATATTGATGGTATTCTCCAAGATTTAAATATAGGAATAACTCAAGAGAATGCTAATAATTCTCCTCAAGAGTCTGATTCAGAAGAAGAGACAAACCTATTTCTTTCTAATGAAGAACTTGATGAAATTATAGAAGATAATGGTCTCTCTGAAGAATCAGAGGAAGAAGAAACCTATGATGAAAATCAAAGAGAAAGAAATGATATTGATACAGAGAATGTTGCTGTAGATATTGCCCAAGAAAGAGATGCTGAAACTGTAGTAACAATACAAGAAGAAGAGCCTCAGGAAGAATCTACAGCTATTACGGAGAATAGTATTCCTGATGATGCAAAGATTCCTCTTAACTCCCCTACTCTTCTCATTGATGAATCTACTACTAGATTCTCTGGTGCAGAATGGTTTAATGAAATACAGAAAGCAAGAATCATTGTTGCAGGCATTGGAGGCATTGGTAGTAATGTAGCTTTCCAGTTAGCAAGAATGATTCCTGCAAATCTTACTCTATATGATGATGATATTGTAGAGATGGTAAATATGGCTGGTCAGTTATTTAGCATTAATGATATAGGTAAATCTAAGGTAAATGCAATAGCTGATATGATTTATAACTATACTTCTATGAGGCAAGTATGGACTGTTCAAAGTAAATTTACATCAGATATGGAGCCTGGGGATATTATGATTTGTGGCTTTGATAACATGAGAGCAAGAGCTACATTCTTTAGTTCTTGGGTTGGTCATATTAAAGATAAGACAGAAGAAGAAAGAAAAAAATGCTTATATCTCGATGGTAGATTAAGTATTGACACCTTACAGATACTCTGTATTACAGGAGATGATCAGTATAATATTGATAGGTATAAGAAAGAATTTTTATTCTCTGATTCTATGGCTGATGCTACAGTATGTTCTATGAAGCAAACTACATATCTTGCTTGCATGATTGGCTCCCTAATGGTCAATCTATTTACAAACTTCATAGCTAACAGTCTTAACCCCACCATTCCTTATGATTTGCCTTTCTTTACAGAGTATGATGCACAGAATATGTTATTTAAAACAGAAAGCTAATGATAGATTTAAGAACTGCAATTTCTCAGTGTTTTGAAATCTCAGATTCTTCTAATTATAGCCCAAATCATGGAATAAGTTTTACAAACAAATCTTCTTACATGCTAATTCCTGTAACGGGAGATAATATTGAAATCCCAACAATGGCTATGTATTCTCTTTATCAAGTAGCAGAAAAAATTACAAATAAAAAACCTGTAGATACAATGGTAATAAACTTGAAGAATACAGGAGGATATACTACATATAAATCTGTAGAGGCTTGTTTTAGAGATGCTTTTACAACATCATATAAAACAGCTCGTTTAAGAAAACTTATTACTGTAGGTAATCCTGAGAAAACCTATTATGGAACCTGTGGAGCAATCTTTGATGAGACTCTCAAGCCTATAGTAATGCTCTCATGGGAATTAGAGAAGATATATAGAGATGATGAGCAAGATCCTTTTAGATATAAGTTTATCAGACCTGTGCTCAGGGTAACTCCTGAAGTATTTATAAACAAAAGCAATACTGTAGAACGATTTATTATCAATAAGCTTATTCCTACAACTTTATCGTTAACTCGTATTTATTCTCCTATCTTCAGAAGTAAGATATATGAGACTAATAATGGTGATTGTAATTTGAAGGCAAAGGTATTGATAGAAGACTGTCCTTTTGTCATAAAAGAAACTGATGTTCCATCTATCTCTACTACCAATGAAGAGTTAGTTGGTACTGTATTAAACTATATAGATGAAGTGATAGAATGACTATACAGGAATATTTTGGAGATTGGTGTAAGGTTGTAGACATAGTAGAGGCTGAAAGAATAATCAAGAGATTGATAGATTCAAAACAAGTAATATGTCCTAAGGTAAAGGATATATTCAAAGCCTTTACTCTATGTTCCATGCATGATTTAAAGGTAGTTATCTTAGGTCAAGACCCTTACCCAGATATAAAGAATGGTAAGCCTACAGCCACAGGAATAGCCTTTGGAAACTCTAATGATACTCTCGAATGTAATTATTCACAGTCCTTAGATGTTCTTATGGAGTCAGTTATTGACTTCACTCGCCCACATGGAAATATTATCTTTGACCCCAGTTTGGAGAAGTGGGAAGCTCAGGGAGTGCTGTTGTTAAATTCAGCACTCTCCTGTCAGGCAGGTAAAATAGGTTCTCATGCTCTTATGTGGAGACCTTTCATTAAATCCTTTCTCACTAATCTCTCTAACTATGACAGTGGTATTGTCTATATACTGATGGGTTCTGAAGCTCAGAGCTTTGAAGCTTACATCAATTCAAAGTATAACCATATTATAAAGATAAAGCACCCTTCGTGGTATGCAAGAACACACACCAAGATGCCTTCTGACCTATGGTATCAGATAAATGATATTCTCAAAGGTCACTATGGTTATGGTGTAGAATGGTATAAAGAGTATAATTTTTAAATAAAAAAGAAAATGAAGAAGTATTTTATGCAGGAGACTGCTGAAGAGTTAAAGTTTGGAGACATGATTGTGTTGGATTTGTCTAAAGAGATGGAAAATGGTCATACAAAGCACCATCATCTTGAATGTAAGTTCATACCTGAGTTAGTTCCTATTCTCCTTGAAGAAGGTGTTATTAAAGAGGAAGAAGTTGAAGATGAAACTCCTCTTGATTTTCAGGATGAGGATGAAAATGAACTATATGCTTTACTAAAGGAGATGATTAAAGCTAATGAAAAACTTGAATTGAGAGTAGATAAACTTGAAAAGACAGTTATAGCTCTTCGTCAAACAGTAGCATCTCTTGCAGCAAAAGATGTTGTTAATAACAAGTCTCAGAAGAATGCAAGTAAGCAGAACAGAAAATAAAAAAATTAGAAATGCTTCTCCCTTAGAGTATAATGGAATACAATTTAAAAGTAGGCTTGAAAAAATGGTATATCAAACTCTAAGGGAGAATAATTTTTCTGTTCAATACGAACCTACTAAATTTACTATTTGGAAAGGCTTTAGACCTGTAGTACCTTTTTATAATAAAGATAACACTACAAGAATGTTAAAGCTGGAGAGTAAAAAAATAATTGATATTACTTATACTCCAGACTTTATATTTATTCACAAAGGATATCTTATTGTAATAGAAGCTAAAGGCTTGGAAAATGATGTCTTTTATATAAAGAAAAAGCTATTTAGGAAATACCTTGAAGATAATTATCCTAATAGTATTTACTTTGAAATATATACAAAAAAGCAACTTCTTCAAGCTATTGAGATTATTAGACAATTACAAGATATTGCTTCAATAAAAACAGAATAATATGGAAATAGTAAAGGAACTAAAAGATATTAGTTGGCAAGTTCCAGAAGAAACCTACAGGGCAGACCCTGCTTTAAGTTATTCTACACTTGCAAGATTTGAAAGAGAGGGCTTCAATAAATTAGACCATCTCTTTGATAAGATTTCTACTCAATCCTTACTTGAAGGTTCTATGGTGGATTGTCTTATTACTGGTTCAGAGGAAGAATTTAATGAACTGTATTATGTTGCAGATTTCCCTTCTATAGGAGAGAAGGAACAGCAAATAGCTGATATGCTATATGAGAGATATCATGATTCATGTGAGATGTTTTCATATATCCCAAGTGATGCCATACTTGCAGTAATCAATGAAGTAGGATGGCAGAAGAATTGGAGAGATGAAACTAGAGTAAGGGTTATCTCTGAGAGAACTGCTATGTATTATAACCTTAAGACACAGGCTGGTACTAAAACTGTTGTAGATAGACCTACTTACGATAGGGTTATTAACATGGTTCGTGCATTAAAAACTTCACCTGCAACCCAAGGTTATTTTGCAGACAATGATCCTTTATCTCCTATCAAGAGATATTATCAGTTGAAGTTTAAAGCTAAGTTTGAAGGTGTGAACTATAGAGTGATGATGGACTTGGTTGTAGTAGATTATGAAGAAAAGAAAATCATCCCAATAGATCTTAAAACCAGTGGTTCTCATGAGTGGGACTTTCAACATAGTTTTGAAAAATGGTTTTACATGATACAGGCAATGTTATACTGGAGAGTGCTAAAGGCTAATCTTATGAATGACCCATATTTCAAGGATTTCACTCTAGAAAACTATAGATTCGTTGTAGTAAACAAAGAATCTCTAACACCGTTGGTTTGGGAATTTCCTCTTACTAAAATAATTGGAACTCTTATTGATAAGGATGGTAATGAATATAGAGACCCATTTGAGATTGGTAAAGAATTGCAAAGCTACTTGAACTTCAGACCACAAGTACCAAAAGGCATTGATAAAGATGGTATCAACATCATTGATTGTCTGAAACTTAAAGAATAATATAACTGTATAATAATAAGATATAATGTTAATAGTAAAACGTAATGGCACTAAAGAGGAATTCAATCCTGATAAGATTGAAGGAGCAATTCTTAAAGCATTTAAGGCATGCAACTATAGTATCGGTGAGGTGGACAGAAGGAATATTACTGAGTTTATTAATAATCTTGGTAATGGTGTCCTTGCTACCATGGATAATCCTGTCAAGGAAGAAATTCCTGTAGAATGTATTCAAGATAAGGTAGAGAAGTTCCTCTGTAAGCGTTGGTTCCCTGTAGGCAAAGCTTATATGCTTTATAGAGAACAGCATAAGAAAATCAGAGATAATGTAGCAAGAAATCTTCAGTTTATTGATAATTTTGTTAAATCTGATAATACTGCAAATGCAACTATTGATGACAACAGTAATGTTGCTACACATAACATTGCAGTAATGAATACTGAAATTCATAAAGAGGACAATAAGGAAACTAATATTAGAATATGGTATGATAAAATTAAGGAACTCTATGGTAAGGAATTGGCAGAACAATTCCTTATAGATATTAATACTATACTTTACCCCCACGATCTTTCTTCACAGATTGGTATGCCATATTGTGTTGCTATTACTCTTTACCCTTTCCTAAAGAATGGTATAAAGGATATTGGAGGTTTGAGTGCTGCTCCTAAGAACATTGACAGTTTCTGTGGTCTTTTTGTAAATCTTGTATTTGCCATTGCTGCTCAGTATAAAGGGGCTGTAGCTACTCCAGGAATGCTACTTTGTATGGATTATTTTCTTAGAAAGGAATGGGGAGATAATTATTATCAGAAGCCTGAGACAATTATTACATCAGAACATTGTCTAAGACAAATGACAATTCAAAAGCAAATACATCAGTATTTTCAGCAGATATGCTATTCTCTTATGCAACCATCAGGATCAAGAGGAAATCAAGCTTGTTTTTGGAACTTGTCTATCTTTGATAAGCCTTTCTTTGATACTATGTACGGAGATTTCTATTTCCCTGATGGTACTAAGCCAAAATGGGAATCTCTTACATGGTTACAGAAAGATTTTATGCATTGGTTAAATGAAGAGAGATTAAAGTGCATACTAACTTTTCCTGTTGTATCACTCTGTCTTATATATCAAAACCATAAGTTCCTTGATGAAGATTTATATCAGTTTGCAGCAAAGGAATATGCAGAAGGTGATAGTTTCTTTACATATATAAGTGATAGTGTAGACAGCTTATCATCATGTTGCCGTCTTTCTTCTAAGTTATCTAAGCCACAGTTTAACTTCACCAATGGTCAGCTCAGTGAGATGACTGGTTCAAAGAATGTTATTACTCTCAATCTCAATAGGATTATTCAAGATTGGTATAAAATGATGAAAACTCATAATTCAGGGTGGAATAAAAATAGAGCAAAAGAAAGCTATCCTGATTTAATGGATTACATTAGAGAAGATGGAGCTATTCTCGATAGAGTATATAAGTATCAAACTGCATATAATGAAATCCTCAAATATCTCTATGAGAAGAATTTGCTTACTGTATATAATGCAGGATTTATTAATATGAAAAAGCAGTATCTTACTATAGGTATTAATGGTTTAAATCAAGCAGCAGAGTTCTTAGACATGAAATGTAATAAAAATAAGCAATACGAAGAGTTCTGTAGTATGATTTTTAGTACTATCAAGGAGCAAAATGCCCTTCATAAAACTAAAGATTGTATGTTCAATACAGAATTTACACCTTGTGAATCTGCTGCTATAAAACTGTATAATAGAGATAAAAAGAATGGATATTGGGTTCCAAAAGATACTAATCTCTATGCTTCCTATATCTTTAAGCCTAATGATATTGAAATCTCTGTATTAGACAAAATTCATTTACACGGTAAAGAAGTATGTGGAGATAATTTAGATGGAGGTTCTGCATGCCATGTGGGCTTGGATAGTCATTTGGATAAAGAACAATACTTAAAGATCATCAAATATGCCGCAGAGGAAGGATGTAAATATTTCACATTTAATGTACCTAATAGTGAATGTGATGATTGTGGTTTTATTACTAAACATCCTATTACAGAATGTCCAAAATGTGGTAGTAAACACATTAGTTATTATGACCGTGTAATTGGTTATCTTACTAAGATTAGCAATTGGTCTAAAGGCAGACAAATAGAGCAGAAGACAAGAGTATATACTAAAAAGGAAGATGTATGCTAAAATATTTATACTGCAAGGAAATATTTGCAGAAGTACCCTCAGAGATAACTCTGGGGGTATCTATTTCTGGATGCCAGATAAGATGCCAAGGATGTCATTCAAGGGAACTATGGGAAGATAAAGGTACACTTCTCACTATAGAGGAGTTGCAGAATCTATTAGATGCTCATAAAGGCATTACATGTCTCTGTATTCTTGGTGGGGAACATGATATAGATACTCTAATAGAGCTATTCCAATATGCTTATAAGAAAGTAAAGACTGCATGGTATTGTGGCTTGGATATGATGCCAAAGGATAAACTAGGTATAATGCAATATCTGGACTACCTAAAGCTTGGTCACTATGACCATGAGTTAGGAGGTCTGAACTCTCCTACCACTAACCAAAGGTTCTATCAGATAGAACATCAGGGAGATGGTAGTTATTATGAACATGATATAACATTTAAATTTAAAAAGTAAAAAATGAAACAGAAGATATATATTAAGAGATTTAGTAAAGATGTAGAACTCCCTAAAATTATTGCCAAAGGAGATTGGATTGACCTTAGAAGTGCAGCAGAAGTAACACTGAAAGCCCCTGTTACTAAGACTACTGCAAAAGGTAAACCAAAGGAAGTTGAGTTTAGTACGGCTCTTATTCCTCTTGGAGTAGCTATGTTGTTGCCTGGTGGTATGGAAGCAAATGTAGTTGCTAGAAGTGGAACCTTCAATAATTATGGTGTTCTACAGACTAATGCCTATGGAGTTATTGATGGTGGAGAGTTTGGATATAATGGTCCAAATGATGAATGGAAGTTCCCTGTAGTAGCTCTTAGAAATACAACATTCTCCATTAATGATAGAGTATGTCAGTTTAGAATCCAGCTTAGCCAGAAAGCAACCATGTGGCAGAAATTGAAATGGCTGCTTACTAGTGGAATTAAGATTATTGAAGTAGAAGACCTTCCAGAAAAAGAAGATAGAGGAGGCTTTTCAACAACAGGAACTAAATAATTATATTAATTAATCTTGTGCATTGTCCTTTCCTAGGACAATGTATTTTAAATATTACAACTATGAAAATTGCAGTCTTGGATTATTGTTTAGGAGAAATTATTATTAAGGATGTCCCTAAAAGTCTTGAAAACCTTGACGGTGATGACATTTGTACTCAAATGGGGTTTAAACAAAGTAATGTAGAATATATGCTAGTTGACGATATTCTTCCTATTGATATTGATACAGAAGGCTGTACAGCAAATATAACATTAAACTAAAAACTATGATAAAAAAGATAATTCATAAATTTCTCAACATTCATCCTCAGGCAATGTCCTTTCAAAATTCAATGGATCTTGCAGAACTACCCGTAGTAACATTCCGTCAAGGAGATAAGAAGATTAACTTTCTTCTTGATACAGGCTCTAACAATTGCGTCATTGATAGCAATATTCTAAAGAGCATTGACCATAAAATGCTTAATGTTGAAACTAACATCTCAGGTCTTGAAGGTAATGCTCAAAAGGCAGGAGTATGCACTATCAGGATGTCTTATAAAGAAAAGGAGTATGAATATCCTTATGTTATTCAGGATATGAGTGCTGCCTTTAATTCCATAAAGAAAGAGACTGGAGTTACAGTTAATGGCATGCTTGGCTCAAAATTCTTCAATGAGTTCAAATATGTCCTTGACTTTGATGAATTGATAGCTTATAGTAAAGAATGATATATTTAGTTACAGCTAATCAACAACTATTTGAAAATGATGTCTATAAGATAATCTCTGTTAATGAATCTCTTGCCATAATGAAAGATTGGAAGATGATTCAATTTGATACAGAAACTCTAGGCAAAGACCCTCATGTAGGAAGTCTATTACTAGCTCAATTTGGAAGTATAGACAAAAGTATTCAGATAGTTGTTGATTGTACTACTATCAGTATTCTTAAATATAAAGAGGTATTGGAAAGTAACTATTTGATAGGTCAGAACTTAAAGTTTGACTTACAATGGTTATACAATTATGAGATTATTCCTCTTAAAGTTTATGATACAATGATAGTAGAACAGGTTCTATATCTAGGATACCCTCCACTATACAAAGACCCTATCAATGGTATATCATATAGTTTACAGTCTATAGCTGAAAGAAGATTAGGTATCTATATTGATAAAACCGTTAGAGGAGAAATACAATGGAGGGGTATTGATACATCTACTATAAAGTATGCAGCAGGAGATGTTATTCATCTACATGATATAATGAAATCTCAAGTTGCAGATTGCAAGAAACAAGGATGTATAGTTGGGGCTAAACTGGAGTGTGACTTTGTACCTGTAATAGCTTATCTGGAATGGTGTGGCATTCATCTTGATGAAGAGAAATGGAAAGCAAAGATGAAAATAGACAGGCAGCATCTTGATGAAGCTATCAATGACTTGAACAATTTTGTCCTTTCAGACCCAAAACTTAAGGAGTTTACCTATGTGAATACTCAAGGAGATTTATTCAATGGATTTGATTTATCTCCTAAGTGTACTATAAACTGGGCTTCCTCTGCACAAGTCATTCCCTTGTTAAAGAAACTAGGTTTTGACACTAAAGTGCAAGATAAAGAATCTGGTGAAGATAAGGAAAGTGCTATGGAGAAAGTCCTTAAGAAACAAAAAGGAGTTAACGATGAGTTTCTAAAACTATACTTAGGTAAAGGAGAACCAGAGGATGAAGATTACTATGCAGGCTATAATGGTTCTGCTAAGGTAGTAACATCCTTTGGACAAAATCATCTGAATGCCATTAATCCAAATACAAACAGAGTACATACCATTTACAGACAATTAGGTTGTGATACAGGAAGAATGTCATGTGGGTCAAAAGACAACAATGATGATTTAGCTAAAATGAAGCATTTACCTATCAATCCTTCTGCTAAACAAAAGAAAGAAGGAAAGGCTTGTCCCTATCCTAATATGCAGCAATTGCCTGCTGATGATATTACAAGAGGATGCTTTACTGCACCTAAAGGTTATAAATGGTGCAGCTGTGACTATAGTGCTATTGAGAGTAGACTTGGTGCTGATATATATCAAGAGCAATCTATGATTGATGAGTTTCTTCATGGTAGTGGAGATATGCATTCATTGTGTGCTTATATGGTATATACAAAAGAAATTCCTAGAGATACTTCTATAAAAGATATTAAGAAGCTATATCCTCACTTTAGAAAGGAAGTTAAGTCTGTTGAGTTTTCTCAGCAGTTTGGAGGAACAGCCTTTGCTATACAAAATGCTATGGGATGTACTATAGAAAAAGCTGAAGAGTTTGCTAAAGCTTATGCCACAGGTTTCCCTGGTATTGCTAAATTCAAAGAGAAAGGTTCTAAGGAAGTAAGAAGTAAGGGATATATTCTTCTCAATCCTATAACTGGACATAAGACTTATTGGGCAACCTTTAATAAATGGAAAGAAGAACAAAATCACTTTACTTCTGAGTTTTGGGAAGAGTATAGAAATATACATAAACCCAACAAAGATAGTGTATATATTGAAGTCAAAGAACACTTTAAGGAAGTATCTAAATGGGATAGAAAAGCACTCAACTCTGTAACTCAAGGTACAGGTGCTATAGTTCTAAAGGATTCACAGATTGCTATTTTTCATTGGGTTGTAGAGAATGGTTATTTTGGAAAATGCAGACTTGATAACTTAACTCATGATGAATGTAATTGGGAATATTCTGAGGAGCTTACTACATTTCCTAAAGTTGTAGAAGAGTATATGGAAAGCTCTGCTAGTAAGTATTGTAAGTCAGTACCAATACCAGCAGTAGCTGAGGTATCAGATCATTGGGTTCATTAAACATTAATTATGAGAGTAACAGAAGATGAATTAATAGATATTTGGAGGTACTTCCAGTATTGTTGCCTTCCTTCAATAATAATGGCAAAGTATGCTTATCATGATTATCTTAAAAATATTCAAGAAGAAAAATCCTTTTATAAATTTGAGGTAAAGCATGTAATTAATAAAGTAGGTAAACAACTGGATTTACTTCCAAATAAATTAATGGCTGTAAGTAGACAGAATGAGAGATATATGAATATCCTTAGTTCTAATATTGATGAACTCTTGGAAGATAATACAGATGAGTTATATAAGAGCATCTATATCTCTTTTAGAAATGCTAAATTTAAACATGTAGATTGCCTTTCTGCCCTTCATTATATTTCTACAATGCTGCAAATATCCTCATGTATTTTTTCTCAATGTTGCAAAGATATGCAAAAAGTAATGGGGAAAGACCCTACAAAGGGCTTTGGGATATATAATTTGAAAGAATATGCAGATATATGGAATACTGTCTGTGATAAGGCAGCTAAACAATTTGGATATTTAGGTTCTAATAAGAAAGCCCCTTCTGTAGACCTTAATAATCCAAGATGTACTAAGGCTGTACATTGTATTAGAGCTAAATATTCTAATGTGAATACCCTCACAGAGGCTTTAAGAAGGTCATACCCTTGGAGTCTTAACTATAAAGAAGGTATTCCTTTTGAGGAATCTGCTGACTATCTTATAGTAAATAGTAATAATCAAAAACTTGATAAATGTGATTAAAGTAATGGAATTTATAAGAACTCTCAGAGAGAAGCAACAAACTTCTCGACAAAATACTATTCATGCAGAAGCACATGATGTTATCTGCTTGGCTGATTTTGATGAGAAAATCTATATTGCATACAATGGAACTCCTTTAGTACCTGTAGAGAGTACTTGGACTCAGAAAGAGATTCTGGCAAAGTTAGATGAAACTCGTCAAAGTTTTATCAATTATAAGATGAAGCAAATGAATCAGCCAAAGATATCAGCAATGCTATAGTAAAGAACATTAAAATCAAACAATTATGCTAATAGAAGTAAAAGCAAAGGTTGCTTGGAAAATAGATGGAAAGGTAAAGAAGAAGATTGAAACTTATATCCTGGATAAGGAAGTATTTGCTGAAGCAGAATATGAAGTACTATCTCTTCTTAACCAAGACAAGAATATTGGAGAAGTTGAAGACTTTGAGATTACAGGCTTAAAGCTATCTATTGTCAAGGAAATAATAACTCAGTATGAAGGAGATCATACCTTTATAGCTACCCTTAGAGATACTACCCTGCTTGATGATGGTAGTGAGAAGACTATTAAATATAAAGTCCTCTTATGGGCTAATAATATTGCAGAAGCAATGACTCATACCAGAGAGATTGCTCGGCAAGGCTATGATATGCAGATAGATGGTCTTAAAGAGGTTAATTACACATACTTAAATTCTCAGGAAAATGAAGAATCAACGTCCACAGAAAATCAACTCTCAGAAGGAGCTTGATGATTTAATAAGAAAAGTAGAAGATGGTTATCCCTTAGAATGCTTTGTACTCCTTAACTTTGGAATAAGAAGTTCTAAGGAAATATCCCTTAATGAAAACAATGATTACAATATCTACAATGAAATAGACGATTCAGAAGAGACTATAGTACATAGTCAACTTATGAGTTCATTCATTGGAGAAGCAATTAGTAAAGGAGCATTATATAAATATTGATATGGAACATATAGAAAAAATTAAGGAATCAATAAAAGCACTTAATTCCTTTATAATCTTATCTATGGAGGGAAGTTCACAAAAACAACTTGCTTTAGCAAACTTAAATACCATAGATAAGGAAATAGCAGAATTAGAAAAGATCCAAAACTATACCAGAGCATCTGCAACTTCAACTAAAGAAGACCTTCAAAAAGAAAAGGTTAATCACCCTTCTCATTACAAGAATGGTAATATCGAATGTATAGAGGCAATGATTGATGTTTTTGGTAAAGATAAAGTAGCTGCTTTCTGTGAACTGAATGCATTCAAATATCAATGGAGAGCAAACAATAAGGGCACTGATATTCAAGATAAGAAGAAAGCTGTATGGTATCTTAACAAATATATTGAACTTAACAAGGAAGAATTATGAAGTATATATTAATTGAATTCCCAGAAATCCAAGAATATATGGAATTAGAGGGTTTTGAAGAACATAGCTCTTTAGCTGACTGTGATAAATTTGGACCTTCTGCTTATTTTGTAGAAGAAGAATGGTTAAATGAAATCAATAGAGAAAAGAAATGAGCTTAGATTTATATATTTATAGTAAGACTCCTGTGCTTCATAGAGGTACAGGAGTTTATATTAGAGATAATGGAGAGACTAAAGAGCTTGCTACCAAGCAAGAAGTTCTAACTTATTTTCCTGATGTTAATCCTGATGATATTGAGGAAAAGACTTATGAAGATGATACATATTTTCATATCAATCTCACTCATAATCTGACAACTATGGCTGATAAGTGCAAAGTAGACCTATATAGTAGGTGTATGACTATACATGAAGAAAGTCCTACTCTGTACAATTTACTATGGCATCCCAAAGAAACTATGGGTATAGGAGAGCCTACTATGGAGTATGTAGAAGGACTTATATCATGCTATAGGAAGCTTTTAGAGGATGCTGATTACTTTAAGAAATACAATCCAGAAAATGGTTGGGGAACTTATGATCAGTTACTCAAAAGAACTAAAGAGTATATAAATGCCCTTATGTCTATCTCTGATAATTTTGAAAACTATATTATTTGTGCAGATACTTAATACTTAAAATATGAAAGATAATTATCCAATGGGAGCAGCTAATAATCCTAATGCTCCTTGGAACCACTCAGATCTTAAACCTATGAAAGTAGATTGTTGTGTATCTTACAGCTTAAGCAAATCTATGCCTGTCAATGTCACTGATTATAATGTATCAGAAGATTATGAATCTGAGGTAGATGATGAAGGACATAGATACTGTAATAAAATTCAAGAGAATGACTTTGATAATACTAATTTCTTTGAGGAGTTTAAGAATGATGATGAAGCCATAGGTATCCCTACTTTACTTAAAGAGTTAAGAACTCTTTGTCAAGAAGCAATTGACTCCTATAAAGCAACAATGGACATTATAACTCAAGTCAGCAGCAATGAGAACATAAAGTCTATGAAAAAGAAAATCAAACACTATGAACTTCTTATAAAAGCTTCAGAAGGCTGGATTGTAGATGATTTAGATGTTTGTCAAGAGTAATTAAATAGAAGTATTATGATTACAGATTTATCAATAAACTATGAATGTGAGGGACTTCAGTACTTTATTAAAGTCCCTTCAGAAGATGAAAATCTTCCTTATAATTTAGCAGAAGCTTTTAGAGAAGTCATTGAGAAATCAAATGCTAATGCAGATATGGTAATTGAGCAGTTGATAGAGAGTTTTGATTATGTAACTAAAGGTGTAGATGTATGACAAAGAATAGTATAACCTTAAGTCCTAAGCATGGTGTTAATCCATCAGTCTTACGTTGCATTTGTTGTGGGAAAGACTATGGTGTAGCCATGTTAGGAAAGCTAAAAGGAGACAAGGAAGCTCCAAGAGAAATATTCCAAGGTCTTTGTAATGATTGTGAAGGAGTAGTAAAGCAAGGTGGAGCTATGATTATTGAGGTTGGAGATGAAGAAACTGGTAATAACCCTTGTAGAACAGGCAGATTAGTGGGAGTATCTAAAGACTTCAAGGACAGAAATCACTTGCAAAACTCTATTATGTATATGGAAAGAGGTCTATTCTCTAAAATATTTGGGGAAGTAAACTTTAGTAAATAACCCTTTAAAAGAAGAAATTATGTATTTAGATAATGGAAGAGAAATATATGAGTCAGATGATTATCCTGGCTACTACATAGATGCTAATACTGGAGCTTTCTGTGATGAGAACGGTAACTATGTAGGAGGTAATATAGATAATGGTGATAAACCAGGCAGAAGTTTTAATATTACTTTCAATAATACTATAGTATATGTAACTAAAACAGGTAAGCAGTATTATCCTAAGAGAACAAAAACTGCAACTATTGCTATGAAACTCTCAGAAGCTGTAAGAAAGCATTATAAACCGTCAGCAGGGTATCTTACCTTTGAAGCTAAAGAAAATAAACGAAAATATAAAGTAAATAAAAAACAATAATTATGAAACTAATCAATCCTTCAGTAGAACTCATTACTCAGGCACCAGGTCTTGAGGGTATTTATAAGCAAGTAGAACGTGTTGGCAGAGTATGTTATAAGTCTGAGGATAAGATAACAGAAAATTCTTCTAAGCCATTTGTAGATAGAATGATTAAGTCTGGTCATGGTGCTATGTTAGAGCATGGTACTGTGTATCTGGCTATGCCTATGGAGACTATACTACCTATAGAAGCTAATGGTTGGGGTAAATACACTAAGAACCCTTATTCAAAAGGTTTCAAAGTATGTGAGGTTGATGGTCAGAGGAGAGTAGCTGTTACTACTAACCTTAGAGTATTGGTAGAGAATGATTGGCTCAAAGACTTAGAGTATATCTGTGAACCTACAGAGTTCCATGAGAGAAGAGTTACTGTACACTTTATATGTGACAGAGGTGTGTCCCATGAATTTGTAAGACATAGAGTAATGTCTTTTGCTCAAGAAAGTACAAGGTACTGCAACTATTCTAAGAATAAATTTAACAATGAGCTTACATTTATTATTCCTGTTTGGGTAAATACTAATTGTCCTAATAAAGAGCAAGAAGGACCATCAGTAGCAAGTATGGAATGGTCTACTGCAATGCTTAATGCAGAATCTAGTTATAGGGTTCTTCTTAAAATGGGTTGGACTCCTCAACAAGCAAGAACTGTTTTACCAAATTCACTAAAGACAGAATTGGTTGTAACTGGATTTACATCTGATTGGAATCACTTCTTTGACCTTAGATATAGGGGAACAACTGGTGCTCCACATCCTGATGCAAAGCAGGTAGCTTCTATGGCACATGATTTAATGCTTAAAGAATTAGGAAAGGATTTGTAATATGAGTAGTTATTTATCAATTTATATTGTCCCAAAAAGGAAATCAGATAAAGAGGAAAAGAAACATATCCTCTTGGCTGCATTTTCTCGTAATTCAGAGATATATCAATACTTCAGTGAAAATATACATCCTGTATTTGCAGGTAAGGAAGATTCTTATACTACTATAACCAAGGAAAGTATTAGGGAAGTTGTCACAGACTTAAGCAAAGATATAAGCAACTCTAAAGATAGACTTGCTGAGTATGAGAAGTATGCTAAAGATAATCCTGACTATATTCAGGAAATCATAGAACTTAAGCAATATATCTCTGACCTTCAATATACTCAGGGCAAGGTAGCCTTTATTGAGGATATGGTAGATGGTATTGATTTCTATAAAGTAATAGAGGAAGTATGTTGTAATATTGATTAAAATTATAATATATGAAAAGAACAAAATGGAGTGTTGGAATGAGGAATAAACTCTCCTCATTGGCTATGGAATGTGATTCCTGCGCTGCTATTGAAGAAGCTAAAATGACTGATTCTGAAAGACAAACTCTTCAGAAAATGTTAAGGAAGGCTGTTGAGTGGATTGACAGCAAGATAAGAATAAGCTAAGGAGAGTATTAATCTACTCTCCTTGGTTTAAACAAAGAAACCCATTAAATAATATAATGATATTAATTAAGTAAAACTTTCTCTTTAGGAATTTACTTATCTTTGCCCACAAAACTAAATAATAAATAATTTATGGGATGCGTAAATATAAGTAGTAAGGAGTTCAAGAATCTATCCGTAAGGAATAATGTGAATAGCAATACCCTTGAACTCATTACTCACAAGTATTGGTTAGAAGCAGGAAATGAGACTCTCTTTCCTACAGATGTTTATATTCAGGCTCAGCTTGGTAATACCCATTATCAAGAGTCTGGTAAGTCTGTAAGAAAACTATGGGAGATGAGATATAATACTCCACAGGAGTTTAAATCTCTTAAAGAACTTCAGGTAGCAAGGAAGGAAGCATCAAAGTTCTTTCCTCAGTCAGCTATTGTTCATTACAGGAATGCTAAGGGTAACTACATGCTTTCTGTTAAGCGACCTGTAGAACAGGCTAATTATGATAAAGATGATTTCTTTGATGAGTTTGACAACATTGGTTCTATGAGGGATGTCAAGAAGCTTAATCTTGGTATTAGGGAGAATCAAACCTATACCATTTCTAAGGTTCAGGAGCTATACAACAGATTCAATGATGATAGAACTTCTAAAGTATTGGCTGATAAAGTCTTTAGCATTGCTAAGGATTTAGGTATTGAGGTATCTTTTAATGAATCTCTTCCTTTTGGAACTATTGGTAGATACACCAATAGCAATACTATCATCTATAAGAAGTCTTTCCTTGAAAGAGATATAATGAATAATATGAAGGCTTCTATCATTCTTCATGAAGTACTTCATTCTATCTCTATGTATGCTCTCTCCAATCAGACTAAGAATTGGAAGAGACCTGAAGCTTTGCAGGAGTTCCGCACAGAGATTAACTCTCTTTATCAAGACCTCAAGACCAATCCTATCTTAAAGGGTGAAAGAGGCATTGTTGATATTTTTGAGTTTGTTGCAGAACTTGCTAATCCTGTCTTCAGAGGTAAGATTCAAGAGATTGACAAGCAAACCAAAGCTAACAAGTCTTTCTGGTCAAGAGTACTTGATGCCTTCAAGACTCTTCTTGGTCTTCATACTTCTAATACATACTATCAGAGGTCAATGAATGCTCTTGACAAGGCTCTTAATGCTTTTGACATTGATACCTATATGAGATATAATGGTATCAAGAGTCAACTTAGAAAAGAAGTAGCCAATAATACAACAAATCAGCAGAATCAGCGTTATAATAATAAAAGCACTGAACAGTTGAACAAATCTCTTGATACTATTAGAAGTGTAATAGAGTCTGGTAAATGGACTTCTGAATCACTTACAGTATTAGATAATTTAATTAAAGATATAGAAAATGGCAAAGTCACTTATAAACGATTTCCTCAAGAAGCATCAAGAGGAATGTATAAAGGAGGTACAGCAAATGCAACAGCATCCATACTCCTTAGCTCAAATGAAAGCCCAAGTAGAAATGCTACACTCTCAGTCTCAGAAAGGTATGAAAGAGACAAAAGACAACAACCTATCCAAGAAAGGATAGTTGAGTCATGGGCTAAAGCTAAAGGCATTTGGCATGATAATCTTGATACTATTGAGGGCAAAGAATTGTTTGCAGAAGGAGGTGAAGCTAAGGTGTTTGCTAATGATGGTGATACTAATGTCATTAAGATTCTTTCTACAGAGTATTTTATTACTCCACAGTTTGCTCTTGATAGAATTACTCTTCATAACACCCTATTCCCTGAGGCTGCGTTAAAGATTACTGGATTTGGTAGAAACTCAAAAGGAGAGTTCCAATTTCTTGTTGAGCAACCTTTCATTCAGGGAACTCCTGCAACACAAGCAGAGATAGACAGATTTATCACTAAGGCAGGTTTTACAAAGTCAACTAAAGATAAAGGCAATACTTTCATCACTGATGATTTATATGTATCTGACCTTCATGATGAAAATGTTATAAAGACTCCTAATGGCAATCTAATAGTTATTGATGCTGACATTAAATTGAATACTCCAGAACTTAATCGTAATGGTAAGTATGTAATAAACAATGATATTGTTTCTATGCAAGAAAGTAATGCTAAGGATTTTATCTATTCCTTGTCTAAAGAACAGCTTGATGATGAGATTACTCTCATTAAGCAGGAGTCTGCTGACTATGACCTTGTCAATGACATTGAATCTAAACAGGAACATAGTGGAAAAGCTGTGCCTCAGGATTTCACATTTGCTGATGGTACTACTGTCAAGGCTCCATTCAAGCCTAATGCTCAGCAGATAGATGCTCTTAATGAGATGGACAGATTCATGAAGTCTAATGAGACATCTATGACTCTATCTGGCTATGCTGGTACAGGTAAGACTTCTCTTATGGAAATGATTGCCAAGAAGGGAAAGAAGCAGCATAGACCTGTGATGTTCTGTGCTACTACCAATAAGGCAGCAGCTGTGCTTAATGATAGAGTATCTAAGGCAGGCTTCAAGGCATCTACATTAAATAAGGTATTTGGCATTAATGTAGAAATAGATTCAAATAAAGCTTATAATGCAAGAAACTTGGTGAATGTCTTGAAGGATGTAGATATTATGCCAGGTACTACCATTATCATTGATGAAGCTTCTATGATCAATGAGGAGAACTATAAAATCCTTAATGATATTGCCAAGAAAATGGGTCTTAAGATTATCTATGTAGGTGATGAAGCCCAGTTAGCTCCTGTCAATGAAAATAAAATCTCTAAGGTCTTTAGAAATGGTGAAGGTAAAGTAATCCGTCTTACCCAAGTAGAAAGAACGGATGACAATGCAATCCTTAAAGAAGCTACAGCTATCCGTAATGGAGAACCTTTGTCTAAGGAATCATCATTTAATAGTAAAGGAGAAGGTGTTGCATATATCTCTCCTCAGCATCAGGAAGCAATTAATGAAGTTATAGATAAGTATGTTATGGGCTTGAAGCAGAATCCTAATTATTTTAGAATCCTTGCTTACACCAACAAGGCTGTAACAGCCTATAATAATCAGGTAAGAGAACTTTTGGATTATGACTCTCCTATTCCACATGTAGGTGAGCCTATGACAGGCTATGCTAACTGGGGTTATGAATGGAGAACCAAGAGCTACAGATTCATTAACTCTGAGTCATACAAAGTAACTCAAGTAGGCAGTCCTACTACTGTTCAGACTAAATTAGATAATGGTACTCCTGTAGTAATGCAGGCTATTCCTATTACTATAGAAGACTCATTAGGTAATATAGATACATTCAACTTCATGGACATTAAGAATAATGCTCAGAATAGACAGAGTGCTATACTTCTTGCTAATGAGAAGAAGAGATTATGGAATGAAGCCAGAAGAGCCTACGGTAGAGAAGCTAAAGCTGCATTCTATGCCAAGATTAATGCTATTGATTCTTTCCTCTTTGTCAATGATAATATTGAAGACAATAGCCATAACCTTTTACAGGCTAAGACTATTGACTTTGGCTATGCTCTTACCATTCATAAGTCTCAAGGTTCTACCTTTACCCATGTACTGATGGACGATGTAGATGTATCTAAAGCATCTATGAGTAGCAATAACGCAGCCAATGCTATGGAAATGGTTGACCTTGGAGAAGAATCTAGAAATGATGCAGCTAATGCAGAGTTAAAGAGTTCTGAAGAAGTTGATTTAGGAGACCTTAGTGATGTAGAAGTAGAAAGTACCCAACTTGATCAGGCAGCTAATATCAAGCAGCAGCTTGAATATGTTGGTGTATCAAGAGCTACTGATACAGTTACTATCATTAGTAATAATGTAAAGAAGGAAGGTTCTCCTTTACATCTTGATAAAAATATCAAAGACAATACAATAAGTTCAAGTAATTCACGTTCTGAAAATAAAAATTCAAAAGAAAATGGAACAGAAGAATACAAAACAACAGATGAGTTTAGAAGAGTACAAGAAACAGTTAGAGGAAGTGGTAAACAAAGCCACAAGACATCAACAGTATTTGAGGGAAACCTTACAACAGACCAAAGACAGCGTTTGGCAGATGTACTTGGAAGACAACTGGAGTCCATCAGCAGCTTTGTGGGCGGAAGCTCAAGGACTGTAACTAATGCTGAGAAAGGAACTTCATTCCAAGTACATACAAATGTAGATCCAAAGTTATTCCATGACATTTTTGAAGTTGTCAGATATTACACCCCTAATGGAGAATTAGTAGATTTACATGATGATTACTCTAATGCCAAGTGCTTCTTGACAAAAGATGGTACAGCAGGTTTTGCTGTAGAGCCAGATGGAAACTTAGTATCAGTGTTTAATTTAGGTACTACCAAAGGATTTCTCAATTCCATTAGAGATATGGTAAGAGAAGAAGGTGCTACCCATCTAGATGCTTATGCAAGTAAAAACCAACCTCTACAGGAAATCTATGAGAAGACCTTAGGCTTCCATACTGCTGCAACTATGGATTACAATATAGAGTATGACCATGATAATATTGCAAAGAATCATGGTAATCCTCAGGTTGTATTTATGGTTGACCATGAAGTAACAGAACCTAAGCATTTTGATAAAGATTCTTATGATGCTGCTCAGCAGTATCAATTACAACAATTAAAGGAATCAGAAACAGAAGTAACTAATCCTTCTTTCCCAGAAGGACAAACACAGAAAGTTTCTCTTCCAGGTTATGAATACTTTAATGAACTCTATGATGAGACACCAGTAGATGCTGCCTGGAAGATACCTTATTTAAAGGAATTGGATGCACAGTTATCTACGGAGAACTCATTTGAGGAAAATCAAAACATTATCAATCAAATGGACACAGTGCTTCAAGCAACAAGTGAGAAAGAGTATCTTCAGGAATCTAAGGATTCTCAGAAGAAAGAAGTTGAAACTAATCTCAATGAGTATGACAAACTCAATAAACAGATTGACAACCTGCTTAATGGTGATAAGGATTTGGAAGAGTTGGAAATTCCATTATCAGCTTCAGAGATTCGTCATACTGCTGAGTTGGTAGCTGATGTAATTTCAGACTATATTACTGAGCTTCAGAAGGAAGAGGGTATTGCAGAAAAGTTTTACCCAACACTCAACACAGATGTTGATTTTCAATCTGCATCTAGAAAGCAGATTGTAGAAGCTGTAAATATCAATAATCTGATTGCTAGAGCAAGAGACCTCTTTAACATAGAAATCACTCGTCCTGATGATATGGATATTGCAAGTCAATCTCTTATTATCTATAGAAACTGGGATGCTATTATGTATCTGGCAGCAGACATCTTTGCTATGAATGAAGGCTTTGGTATTACCAAGGACTATAGCAGAGGTAACTTCACTACCACAGAGGACTCTAAGGTAGATTTTGATAACTTCAATGACTATTCCAATGATCAGGATATAGCAGCAGAAGAGGGAGAAAAGGATGAGCAAGAACATTGGCAGGTAGAATCTAGAACCATTGATGTTCTTAATTCTATGTCTGCCTTGGTAAGATTAGGTCTCCATGAGTGTTATCTCTTGGATACAGAAGGTAACAAGGTCTATAGTAAATGGGGAATTGCAGAAAGGGTAAATCCTAGAGAGTCTGTCAATAGTATCTTGAGATGGACACAGGGAGCATTATCTCTTGATGATATGATTAAGAGATTGTCTGATAAGCAGAAGCAGAACCCTTGGTTATCCCAGCTTATTGAAAGACTTTCTGATAAGAGTGGTAAGGAGACTGATTTCCAAAGCCAGTTCTATGGAGTATTCTCTAAGCATTTCCAGCTCTATTCTATTGTATTGCTTGAAGATGGTAAGTATTATAGCATGACTGTAAATAGTCATCCTGCACTCTCAGAAGCTATGAAGTCTATCTCTGCCCTATTCAAGATTGGAGAACATCCTCTCTTTGGTAATAATGGTAAGATTAACTCTAAGCTTCTTGGTACTGACCAGACTACAGGAAAGAACTCTGAGTTCAATCTTCATAAGGCTCTGACTGAGTTGAGGGAAATTGACAAGGCTATCAAGGAAGGTAAGACTTTGGATGATACTATGTCAAAGACAGCTACTGATAACATCTTAAGTATCAGTAAGAGCTTTGGCTATAACATCGCAGAGGAAATGCTTACTGATGTAGTCAATGCTGAGAACATCAAAAAGATTACAGAATCTCTTGGTTATATTGTCAAGGACTTGGATAAGGCTTTGCAGGCTCAGAACAAAGGTACACTCAAGGAGTATGACCCATTCAAGTTTGGTACAGAGAATTCTATTGGTGGTAGTTTGAGAAACCTTCTCACTCCTATTACTGACAAGTTGGAAGATACTGCTGTCAATGCATTCTATGATAGTGGTAAGATGTATCAGTCTTATATTACACCATCATTTATGACTAAACTGATGAATAAATTCCGTCAGGAAGGTCAAGCATTTGAGGATTTCATTATGGATGAATATGGTTCTTCAGAATGGTTTAAGTTCCCAAATGGTGATGTAGATAAAGGATGGAGAAATGAGTGGCTTAGAATACTTGCAAAGGATGAGGATGCTCGTAAGGTGTTTGACCATAAGGTAGAGTTGAACTTCAACAAGCATAACTATATGCGTAATATGAGTGATGCTGAATATACCCTATCCCTTATTACAGAGTACTTCTCTGAACCTGAAAGTAAGAAAGAAACGATGGTTCCTGCATGGTTCAGAGTACCTATGCAATCTAACAAGCCATCATCAGAGTTCATCAAGTTCTACTCTTATAGAGGCGCAAACTATAAGGATTCCATTGTCTATGGTCTTCATAATATGTTCTTGCAGGAACTTAGTAGAATCCAGACTGTCAGAATGAGAAACATGGATAAAAAGGATGCTGGTTTCATCAAGAACTTTGATACCAATGGACGTAGGTTTAACTTCCTTCCTGTATTGAATAACTATCTGGAAAATACTGCTGATAAGATTGCCAAGAGAGATATTCTTCGTAATGAAGATAATACCATCTCTTCTGATAATAGTAGATTAGCATCTCTCCTCCAGAAGAAAGTAGAGGGAGAAGTAGCTCTTACTGCTGAGGAAGAGGCAGAGCTTGGTAAACTTGCAGATAGAGTTATCCGTCAGCACATGGAAGATAGAGTTCAGTCTATCCTCAATACCTGGGAGAACAATGGTATCTTGGAAGCTGCTAAGAGCATCAAGGGTATCTATCCTTCTGAACTGAAAGATGAGGAAGCTGCTGACTGGGTAAGAAAGCAGGTAGAGAACTATCTTTGGAATGATGCTTTTGCTTCAAAGAATATCTTGCAGTTAACTCTTACTGATATTGCTTTCTATAAAGATACAGAGGATTTGCAGAAGCGTTTGGCACAGCTTCATGCTCCAGGTGTAAGAGGTAACATTTATGCTACCGATTATAATGGTAACAGAGTATCTGATGGTAAGTATAGAACATTCATCTTGAAGGATTTTGACAGCTTCAAGTCCAATATCATTGCAAATATTGCAGAGGTATTTGATAGAAGAATTGCTGCTGCTCCAGAGAATCAGAAAGCTCAGATGATAGCTCTCAAGGAATCTCTTGTAGGTAAGGATGGTAAATATACCAAGATTAATGTTACTGATGCTCAGGGATATTCATCTCCTTCATCTTATAGAAAGAAGGCATTCATCTTTGGTAGATGGTCTAAGCAGGCAGAAGATATTTATCAGAAGTTGCAGAAAGGTGAGTATAACTACACTGACTTGGAGACAGCATTCCAGCCATTGAAGCCATTTGTCTATTCAAAGCTTACTAAGGACATGGGTGTAGCTAACGCTCCTATTCATTCTATGGAAGTACCTTTCCAGGCTAAGAATGCAGAGTATCTTCTCATTATGGCTGATGCTATCCTCAAAGGTGAAAAGCTTTCCAGACCAAATCTCCTTAGAGCAGTCTATAGAGTGATGGAAGATTCTGAGAAGCTGAATCCTACCAAGGGTATTGATACTGTTCAGTTTGAATCAGCCATTAAGTCTGGTCTCCAAGGTAAAATGAATATCTTCCAGTTCAGAGATATGGAAGGTGGTGAGGAAGCTGCATATACTTATATGATGAACCAAATCTTTAAGGAAGAGACAGGCGCTACAGGTGAAAGAGTTTATAGAAACTATAATACTGACACCTTTGTACATGAAGCTTCCTATGAAGACTATTGCTTGCAGCAGGAAGTTCCTGAGCATTTCAAGGAACATTCTCAGGCTCATGGTTCTCAAATTAGAATGATTACTCCTTCTGACCTTGACCTTTATACTACTGATGAAAATGGTAATCAGGTAGATAACTTCTATGAGTGGACAGAACCTGATGGTACTCACAGAAAAATAAAGGCTGATGAGTTTAGAAAAGAGTATGAGAAGATTATTGCTGCCAACATTGAAGAAAGTATTAATAATCTTGCAGCAGAATTGCATTTCAACAGTAATGACAAGAAGGAACAGAATATTGCTCTTTCCAAGATTCTCCAAAGAGAAATCATGTCTTCTCCTAGATATGGAATAGACCTTTTGCAGGCTTGTTCTATTGATAAGGAGACTGGTGAGTTCAGAATACCAAAGGGTGACCCAATACAGGCTAAGAGAATTGAACAGCTTATCAACTCTATCATCAAGAACAGAGTAAATAAGCAGAAGATTGCTGGTGGCCCTATTGTTCAGGTATCTAACTTTGGTACATCTACTCAGTTACATATTAGGTTCAATGACAGGCAAGGCAATTTATTGCCCCTTGAAGAAGAATATGTTGCCTCTAGTCATGGCAATATTCCATATAAGGAGTTTGTCAGGAGAAACCAAGGTGGTATTGCCTACTTTGAAGTCTTTGTTCCTATCTGGTCTAATGAACTCTTTGATAAGTTCTCTAATGCTGATGGTACTATTAATGTAGATGCTATCAATGCTGTAGATCCAGAGCTTCTTAAGATGGTAAGTTACCGTATTCCTACAGAGGATAAGTACTCTTGTGCTCCTATGAAGGTAATAGGTTTCATGCCTAGAGAAGCTGGTGATGCTATTATGCTTCCTTATGAGCTTACTGAGATTGATGACTCTGACTTTGATGTTGATAAGAGATATGTCATGCGTAAGGACATTCCTATCAAAACAAGAAAGAGAAGTGAGATTGAAAAGGAGTTATATAATATAGCATCTGAAAGCTATAAGAAAGCTCATGATGGCAAGACCAACAATACTTGGGTAGGTGACCAGGTAAGAATGTTCATGGATAATCCTCAGAAGATGAAGGATACTGATAAGTTGATGAAATGGCTTTATAGCCAGTATCAGTCAATAGCTTATTATACTGATGCTCCTACTTCTGGTAGGACATATAGAGATAACAAGATTATTGATATGACTTATGCAGTACTCACTAATCAGATGACTGCTGATAAAATTCTGAATCCTGGAGGATTTGATGCACCTAAGAAGATGGGCTATATGGTAGCTGCCTATAAGAATCCTGCTAACAAAGGTATTAAGTGGTCTGACCTTCAGAAGATGTCTATTGATGAACTCAAAGACCTTTCTTATACTGATAAAGACCTTACCTTTGCTGATACTCAGGTACAGTTCTATAAGCAGAATAGTGCTGCTGCATCATTGATTGGTGTGTTTGCTGTCAACAAGGTTGCTCATGCTACTCTTGAAAGTAATGACATCTTCCTTGATGTATCAGAAATCTGTGGAGATAAACCATTTATTATTGCAGGTACTACCTTTGGTGAAAGAATGCAGGTTGATATGAAGTATGATAGAGATGGTAATCTTATTGGTAAGACTTTAGGTTCCTTGGTATCAGCTTCAGCAGATGCTGTAAAAGACCCTATTTTGAACTTGATGAACGTTAACATGACTACTGCTGGTATGTTGAATACTATGCTTAGACTTGGTATGACATTTGAGGATGCTGCCCTCTTCCTTTCCCAGGACATTATAGAGAGAACCCTCAATAAGTTCAATAGAGAGAATCTTACCAATTATGAATCCTTGTCTAATATCATTGAGAAATGGTTGACTGAGTATAGAGAGAAGAATAACATCAGTGATGATTCCTTGATTAATACAGAGGGACTTACTACAGAGGAACTGGTGGAAGGTCTTACTCCTGAGGAACATGAAGCTACTGATTATAAGGTACTTCTTGCTTTCCAAAAGATGAGAAGTCTTACTGATGCTATGCGTAAGCCTACTTATGCTACAAGATTTAATTCTATCTCTAGTGCTGTTGGTCCATTGATTGTAGATAACCTCATCATAGAGCATAAGATGTCCCAGTTCATTGATGTTAATACAGAAAATGGTACTCACTTCTACACTGCTGATAATATGCCTGTCGATATTGATGACATCTTCTTTGACCATCCTGTATTGAAGCAGTTTGCAAGAACTGTTGATATTGCCAAAGCTATGTTCTCTGATATGCCTACAGGTAGTACTGGTTTCAGAAAGTTGTTGGCTAATCTTCCTGCTGATATTGCTGATAAGATGTATAATGACAAGAAGCTTTTGGATCAGTTCTCTAACTTCTATCAGTCTTATCTGTTAATACAATCAGGCTTAATTAACTCTATAGAGTTAAAGGATTACATCAATGAATTCCCTAAGGTACTTGATAAGGTTAAGGATAATTATCCTGATAATGCCTTGATTCAAGCTATTAGAATGAATGTTTCCAAGAAGACTGGAAGACCATATCTTATAATTAATATCACTGGTATGGATGAACAGAAAAAGGAGGAACTTCGCAGTGCTTGGATTGACTTGCATAAGGAAGACCCAGAGCTTTCTCAGATGCTGTTTAACTACAGTTTCTTTAGAGCTGGTATTGGATTCTCTCCTAAGACTTTCATGGCATTGGTTCCTACCTATGTAAAGGAAAAGCTAAAGAGTAAGAGTGGTAATGCTACCTATGTTGATACATATAGAAATTTCCCTACTGTAGCAGATAACTTGGTTATTGATCAGTTTATTAGAAACAACTGGGAAAACAACAAGTTGGTTCCTATAAAGGGAGGCAAGGATACTCACTATAATGTAGATGTTAAGCATAACAGATTAACAGTCTATAGACCAAAGGATATTACTGACCTTGCAGGTATTTCTTATATGAAAACTAAGGCAAATAACAATACTTATCTTTGGCATCTTACCTCTGATAAAGGTGAAGAACTTGTCTTTGAATTGATGAAGCCACTTGGTAACAATGGTGAATACTTGGAGATAAGTATTGAGGAAATCAAAACTCCTATAAATGAGATATCTGATGTTACAAAAGAAGTAAGTGATGCTTTAGATATACAGCAGAATGCCTCTGAGATTAAGGAGAAGAGTTCTCTAGAGGAAAGTGTTGAGGAAGATAGTAACAAAAACTTGGTGCCTAATATTGAAGTGGAAGATAAAGTCACTGAGATTGTTAATCTTCTGATGATGCAGAATCCTAAGTTTACTAATGAAAATGCTCTAAAGAAGTTTGGAGAAATAAAGGATAATCCAGAAATATTCACGAGATTCCTACAGAATGTATTTAAGCATAAAGGATTAAATCTGAATGCAGAAGAAGCCATTAAAGAATTTAAAAAGTATTGTTAAGTATGAGTAAAAATATGTGTGAAATGTATCCTAAAGTAACCACCTCCAATGGCAAGAAGGTGGACTCTAGGTTATACATAGACTTATTAAATAAGGAAGAATATAAATATCCCAGACCATTTGCAAACCTGGTATATGCAACTTATGTTACAAATACAGAGAAGCAAATGGAAGAAGCTGTAAACCAAGATGGTTCTCCTAAGTATAAGAAGAACTCACAAGGTCAGTTCAATGTCAAGGATGTTGTTGACTTTGTAGGATGGGATGAGGCTATAGGTGAAATCAGCAACATTAGAGAAGAGCAGGAAAGAATAGGTGCTATTGATAGAAATGGCAAAAAGATTACTTATGAAGATGCAGAAGCTGTATTAAATAAAGTAGATCACTTTAATGATACTCATAAGGGACTTGTTGCCAGTGTACAAGAGCACCTATTACCTACAGGTGAAAATGTATATACTATAGAAGTACAGGATAAAACGGAATATACAAATACCATTCCTATTATAGCTAAACAGAAATTAAAAGCATGGGAAGTATATCAGCAAGTATTAAATCAAGCAGGAGTGGACTTAAAGTCCATTCCCGCTGATTTGAAAGGTATGTTTTCTGCAAACAATTCTAACTTGGCACAGCAGCTCAAGAATTTAAGAAGAATAGAAATTAAAAACACTTTTAAAAGAGATGCCTTGGCACTATTCTATCTAGACTCCCAATCCCAAGAAGTACAGAGAATTGTAAATGCTTTTGGCTCTATTGAGGATGCTGCACAGGCATTGGATGACTACAATCATAATCAGCCTTCAATGACACAGGAGCAATATAGGTTAATATCAAGAGCCTTGACACATGCCAAGCAAATGCTTAATCTTGATGTTGATGCATTGTATGCTCAAGTAAAAGGTATAATAACAACAGAGGAACAAAATAATCCAGAGACCGCTATTAAGGATACCTTGCACAAGCTGAACAAGAAAAACAAGATAAGTATTGATGAAATTGATATAGTTAATGATAAAATAAATTCCTTGTCTAAGGCTACCCATGGAATCATTATCCAACTTACTAGAAGAATTAGAGAACTGTATAAAGAACAGGGAACTAATGAGGAAGGAAGAAGGTTGGAAGATATGGTAAAAAAGATAGAAAAAGAAATTACTACTAAGCATTATCATGCAGGTATTATTGACTTTCTTGGTGAGGCTGCTAATACATCCCAGAAACTGGATGAACTAATCCTAAATATTCCCCAGACAGGAGACTCCAAAAGTATGGTATTTGAAGCCTTCAAAACCTTAAAGAAAACCAAGGACATCATAAATCAATATCTTCCTATTGTGAATGCACTTGCAGCAGATACCTTGGCAATGGACGAAGATATTTCACAGGCAGATATTGATACCATTAAGGAAAGAGCCAAAGAACTGACAGAGTTTCTGAATAAAAAGAATAATGTTATCAATGACTTGACAGAAAGGTATGTACGTGAATTATTGAGAATAGCATTCAATGGAAAGATTACAGAGTCTCAGTTAAAGAATCTTATGGACAATGCTGTTGAGGATGTGTCTTGGGCAGATAAGTGGTTACATAGTGTAGGAACAGCAAGCAATTTATATATTAATGCTTTAGGAAACATTATCAGAAACCAAGAGCTGGAAAGAGATAAAGTCATGGGTGAATATAGCAGAAGAATAGATGTTGCTACAGCTAAGTTATTCAAGGCTGGTTTTAATACTAAGTTTATGTATGAAGACCAAAAGCATATTATAAGTGACATTAATTGGGAACTATATGACTCTGCAAAAGAAGCTAAAATAAAAGACTTAGCAAAAAAAGGGTTTAAGGGATTTGCTTTTAAGCAAGCTTTAGAAGACTGGATAGAACAAAATACAGAGGAAAGACTTGTTGATAGAATAAATAAAAGAAAAGAAAGAGTGCCTAACCAAAGCTATAGAAAGCAAGAAGATTTCCAAAGAGACTGGTCTCCTGAGCAAAAAGAGTATTATGATACTATGATGCAGATAAAGGGAGAGTTAGAAACCCTTTACCCCGACAATGCAAGAAATTATTATCTTCCTCCTCAGATTAGACGAAATATGGTAGATGGCATAGTTGAAGCAAAAAGTGGTAAAGATGTAGGAAGGGCTATTTGGAATAAAGTTAAGGATAAAGTTGTTATTAGAGAAGATGATACTGACTATGGAAACACAAATGTCATAAATGGTGAGGAAGTAACCTTTGGCTATGGTAATTATGACAATACTGTCAAAAAAGAAGTTCCTATACATTTTCAAAATCCTGTAGAGGAAGGTGAACTCTTGAGAGATTTCTCCTCTGGAATGTCTGCCTATGCTGGTTCTGCAATTAATTATGATTCCATGATGAATATCAGAGACACAGCAGAAGCACTTGCTACTTATGTTGGTGACAAGCCTTCAGCAGCACCTAACAAGATGACAGAAATTGTAAATGAAGCTGCCCTCAGAATCACAAAGAAACTGTATAAGTATGCTGAGAGGAACGGAGTTTCCACAGTAATGACGGGCTTTATTGACCAACATATCTATGGTATGAAGAAAAACTCTGACGGATGGCTTGACAAACATAAAAGCATTGTTAAGGTGCTTGATTCTGTCAGAGCACTTACTTCCTTCAATGGTTTGGCTTTCAATACCTTTGGTGCAGTAGCTAATGGCTTGATGGGAGTAATGCAAAACTTTATTGATGCAGGTTGTGGTGAGTTCTTTGGATTCACTGATTTAGGATGGGCTGCAACTAAGCTGTTTGGTGAAACTGGTACCATGGGAGATATGATGGAACTAGCAACAAATAATCTTAATCATAAAAGTACTTTGATGCAAAGGCTTTTTGATCCAATGTCTGAGTCTTATGGAAATATGACAAGTAAGAGATACCATTCAAATATCTTTAGAAATCTCATATCTCATGATTGCGGTTTTATAGGTTATGGTATTGGTGAATACTATATCCACATGTTACCTATGTATGCCGTTCTTCATAAGGAGAAAGTACTGCTGAATGGTAAGAAGATAAGTCTCTTTGATGCTTTTGAAAAGGTTTCCATTGGAGAAGGAAATTCAAAACTGAAGCTAATCCAGGGAGTTACTGATTTGGCTGGAAATCATATTACCCAAGATTATATTGATAGAATAAAAGGAAAGATTAAATATGTCAATAGCTCTATGCATGGTGCTATGAATGAGGAAGACAGAGGTCTAATACATCAGTATGTTGCAGGTAGGATGATTATGAATTTTAGGCAATGGATGGTAGGGCACTATGGTAGAAGATTTAGAGGCAGATACTTTGATTATAATTTGGGAGATTGGAGAGAAGGTTATTACACTACTCTTTGGAACATGGTTAGGTCTGAAGATACTAAAGAAATGTGGAATAATGGTTCTTGGAAAGTATGGGAAGACAGACAAAAGATTGATGCTGTAGGAATGCTTTTGAAAGACTTTGCTACCTTTATGTTTAGGGCTTCTACTCAATGGAGCAACTTAAATGACATGCAAAAAGCAAATATCAAGAGAGTTAGAGCAGAATTAATTGTATGGATTAGTCTTTTAGGGCTTAGCTTTGCACTCGGTGAACCTGATGATCATAAAAAGGAATATTGGAGAAGATGGTGGATTTATCAAAATAAGAGAATGCTTCTTGATACTGAAGCATCATTACCTGGACCTTGGATGCTTAATAGTTTTATTACCATTTTGAACTCTCCTATGGCAGGAATCAATACTCTTAATTCTCTTATGTATGTCTTCAATGGCTTACTTAATGGAGATATACTTACAGAAATTCAGTCTGGACCACATAAGGGAGAAAATAAATATATAAGGAATATCATTAAGTATGATTTACCATTCTTCAAAGACTATGAGAGACTGATGGAATTTGGTGAGAATGATTCATTATTCAAAGTATTTGAAACAACTCCAAGTAATCATTAATAAATAAAGGAGAGCTAATCACTCTCCTTTATTCTTATAGTTCTTCTATGTATAATAGTGCTTGGCAAGTTTATACTTACCGTTTTGCACTTTCATAACTATCAATTCATCCTTCATATCAAGTAATTCTTTCTTAGTATGTTCACCTAACTTAGAAGAAAAAGACACAAAGGTTCTAGTAGTACCTTTAGTAAACACACAACTTTTGAATAAATCTCCTGTTTTACTATTTGCAAATTCCTTTACTTGCATCTTTGGTCCAAACTCATTGGTAAATTCATCTAAAGTCCATGTCTGAAGAGAAGTAGTATCCTCAGACTCAGAAGTATCCTCTGAAGGTTTATCATCAGAAGAAGTCTTGGTAGAATCCAAGTCAACAGATACAGAGAATGCATCTGTTGCTACTATTGGAAGAACATCATCTGTAGGTACTTCTTTATATACCAAATACTTCTTAAGTACTTCAAGAGTATCCTGCTTTAATTCATCCTGGGTCTTTAACTTCAGTTTTTTGTTAGCTACTATATCCCATTTCAATATTGCTTCTATAGTAGCTAACACTAAAGTTTCTTTAGAACAAAACCAGAATTTAAGCATTCCTTTTACAGCAGATAGGAAATCACTATAATTAGGTGCATGTTTCTTTTGTATAGACTTATTTATTATTCTACCTATTTTAGAAGAGACAACAACAGCTTTCAAGACTTTCCTTGCATCATTCCTACTATGATTCTGACAATAGAAATACCACAAGAAATGTCTCCTAACCTCATATAGACTAAGAGGATTCTGACTATAATATTGATATAAAGAATTCTTCATAGATAATTCTTTTTATTTAATAACGTTCTTACCTTTAAAATATTGTACTATTCCTAAGAAGAACAGTAACTATTCTTAGCACTTTTCTTAATATCTTCACAATTATACATAATGTATATACCTTTGCATGAAAGGATAGATATTGTTGATATGGGAATTTGTAAGATACCTTTTGAGAAATCTAGATCAAGACAGCACTATACCTCTAAAGGTAAAAGTAAGAAAACTTATGAAACAGAGAAAGAAGCTGATAAGTATATCTCAAAACATAAATTATATGGAATGACATCCTATTTCTGTAGGGTGTGTAACAAATATCACATTGGACATTATGACATCCTTGAACAACAGTAAAGAATGTGTAAATAGTAAAGGTAATGTTTGAAAAAATCTCTAATGTGATACAGGCAATCACAGAATTTCTTGGAGGATTCAGTAAACTAAATGAAGTAAAAGACCACTCAGTGAGTATCTTCTTCAAGATAATCCTCTGTACTTTAATAGCCTTATTCTTAGGCAAGTTATTCTTAAGGGATGATTTATATGATTGGGTAGTAAGTATTATAATGAAACCAAACCCTATATCCATAGGAGTCATTGTTGGATTGGCAATGATACTGTACTCCATGTATGCCCAGAAAAGAGTAATGAATGCTGTACTGGTAGCTATGCAGGAACAGGAAAAGAAGAATAAACAGAAAGACAAGGAATGTTATGCTCAAACATCAAGAATAGAAGAGGAAGCTAACGAGTTAACAGATTATCTTAGAGATGCCCTTCATTGTGATGTAGTTACCATTGAGTTAATGCATAATACAGAGAAATATATTGGAGGTTATCATAAGAGATTCTATGATGAGAGCTTCCCATCTGTAAATACAGCAGAAGGTGTTGTATTTAACTATAAGGATTTCCAATGTATTCCTACCAACCTCTTCCCTATTATTGGCTATATGCTGAAAAATAAATTCAAATGGTTCTCTAATATGGATGAAGTAACAGAAGTAGATGCTGGCTATGCAAGAATCCTTAAAGAGAATCAATGTACAGCCTTAGCCATGAGAGCTATGAAGACTTCTAAGGGTGAAGATTTGGGTATATTGAATGTTACATGGAAGAAAGGGCATGAGCATAGAATCCCAGAGATAAGTGTAATTCAAGAAAGAATGACAGAGATAGCATCTAAATTAGAAATTCTTCTTGATATGTCAGATTATGAGTAGTATTAAATTCTCCAAACACTAAAAAATAATATTTAAAAGGTAGAAGGGAAACCTCCTACCTTTCTTTTTTCTATATAATTTATGAATTATATATTTGGTTTACATAGGATAACAACCCTGGAGTATTGGTATCAGATAATCCTGCAAAAGGAATATTCTGACCCAATAATCCCATAACAGTACCCATTCTCTTTAAACCTTCAATTCTCTCTTGCTGAGGATTATATACTGGTTCCTCTTGAGTAACCTCAGGTTTTGAGAATAGTGTCTCATCAATAGAGGGAGTTTTATAAAGGGTCTCTGGATCAGCATCTATACCATTAGGCATTTGCATTTGAGGAAACGAAATTCCTGCATTAAAGTTATCGAAGAAATCCTGTGGTATAGTGTATTCTGAAGGGTCTAAATGTATTCCAAGTTTACCTGTACCAGTAAACTTAGTTCTATAATTACCACCAAACATTTCTCTTTCTGCATTCCTTCTGTCAGTTAATCCTCTAAGTTTATTGTCTCTTTTAGCCCACATAGATCTTTGAACATCTTCTCTACTGGCTTTACCTTCTATATAGGCTGTTAATGTGGGTACTACCCTTTCTTTAAGATTACCCATACCTACATTATAACCATAGGAATACAAAGCATCAAGCTGCTGAGAAGATAATTTACTTCTTATTTCTTCAGGAATTACACGGTTAAAGTCCTTAGTCTCTGCTTCAAAGCTTCTATTGGTTTTCATGGAAGAACCTTCCCAATCGGATATTTTCTTTTTTATTAAGGATGAGGGTCTATATCCAGACTTCTTAAGTTTACCTCCATTAGCAGCATAGTTAACTTCTTCCATTACAGGAGAAGTATTAAGAGCTAAATTATTAAGTGAATCTACAGCATTCTCATCATTAGTATAATTGCCAAGTCTATTTCTTTTATATATACTATTGTATTTTTGCCACATATCAGGTGTTAGTTCTTGTCCACTGGTATAATCCCATAGTCCTAATTTCCTCATGTGCTCCCTAACTTCATATACCATAGCTGCTTTTTCATAGTCTTGCTTATCATGACCTAAATTAGAATCTTCGTAGCTATCTGTAGTTTTTCCTACATCTTCTTTTCTATAAATGTTCTGTGCGCCTTTTACAGTAGGTGTAATCTTATTTAAGTATGTAGTAGACCTACCAACATTAAAATCATTAATAGGATACATAGTATGTGCTAATTCATGGGATACAATAATAGGCTTAGCAAACTTATTGCTCATCCAAGGAGTAGTAGCATTTGTATCTATATATATATTTCCTCTAATATTATAGGAATGACCAAAGTCACCTTCTGTAATAGATGCTTTGTTAAACCTGTCTTTCATCTCCTGTAACTTTGTATCTACTTGGTCTGAACCATACTGCTTAGCTAATCTTGTTTTTATGATAGGGCTATCAAGATAATTCCTAAAAGCTGTTTCAGTATCAGTATTTCTGTTATTAACATTGACAACATTTTCAGAAGGAGCACTAATTTGTGGTTTCTGTGCAGCTATCTCTCCTGTGATTTCTTGTTGCTTAAGCTCTACATTTAAAGTTGGAGAAGTAAAACCTCCCAATTTAGTTAAGGCATCATCATCATTTAATCCACCTCCTTCTGCAAACTTATTATAAGCTTGTCTTATCTCTGGTAAGGTAATAATATCATTAGCAACAGCAACCTTAATCATCTCTGCTTTATCTGCTAAGGATAGAGAGTCCCAAGTATTATTAAGATAACCTCCTTTATCATGTAAATTATGTTTTTTCATATAGCTTTTAATCTCTGGACTGTAGTTTACAAGTTCTTGGCTTTGTGCCTTTACTTTGTTAGGGTAATCTGAATCACCATGATTATATCCCTTTGGATTTTCTTTGTAAGATTTAAAACCTTTATATAAAGGAGATACGTCCTCAAGTTTATAGTTATTTCCTTTTCTCACTGAAGAATTAAAGTAATTGTAATAGTAGTCTTTATCTTTAGGAATACTCAATAAGTTTCCTTGACCATCATACTGATAATCATAATATGGATTCTCCGCAATTACTTTCCAATTAGATATAAGTAAAGAAGGGCTTTGGGTATCTTTATAAGAAATCTTAGATGCAGCACTTCTATTTTTAGATGCTGTACCATTGAGGGAATATAACCAAGGAAGCATAGATTTACCTGTAGTTCTACTAGGAGCATGACCTAATGTTGATTCCTGTGCAGCCATACCTATAGCAGTGCTAAAGGACAATCCTGCTTTCTTTGCATTAGAGGCTATGGAATCTAACATATTTTCTGAAAAAACTGCTCCTGCATTTTTTCTGGTTGGGCTATTAGAATCAATACTGATAGTCATTTTCTTAGAAGGAATATAAGGAATACCATACTTCCTGTCATTCTGTAGCACTCTCAACTCATGGTCTTTGGTTTGCTTATCTTGCCAATCTTCCCATGAGAAAACAGTTTTAGTTCCATCAGAATTATATTGGGTTATAGTTCTATTGTCTCTATCAAAATCCCCCCATCCAGGAAAAATCACTCTACCATAGCCTTCCCATACTCCCTTGCCAAACTTTTGACCCTTTTTATTTACATACCTTTTATTTCTATTAAATCTCGGCTCTCCCATACTAATTATTATTTAAGGTTCATACTGACAATCATCTCCTGAATGAGGAAACTTTGAACGATTAAATTCTATAAAGTTACCTTTTATATCATAAATCCAAGAATCTCCTACAACAGAGTAAAAAACATAGGCAGGGGAATTGTTATCATTATTAATGACACCCCTTCTATAAGCAACAACAGAATCTTCAAACTTGCCATTCCTTGTGAAAGCTACCATTATGGAATCTGGACATTGATAGTTAAACCAATATAGTTTTTTTGTCATCCATAGCCCCTCTTCCTTACAATATACAAAAGAGTCCTTTACTATATTGAAACTATCTAAACTCAATTTTAGATCCTCACCACAATCATATATAGTAACAATAGAATCATTATCAGAATGTACTGTCTTTCCTTTATGAGAACATCCTATCACAAAAAATAATATTACAAATACATATATTAGTTTTTTCATAACTTAGTTTTTATTTAATTACTTTAATATTGAGCTACTAATGAATCATCCTTTATAGGCATAATTTTATTCTCTTAATCGTTCAATAGAATCTTTCCTTCTCATTATACTATCTGGAAGTCCTTCTGTTACAATCCTATCCATCATATCACTATCCCCATAAACTTTATAGGAGTATGCTCTTGTTTCCTGATATACAGAGTCTAAAGAATCTACATAGGAGTAATCTAAAGGAACACTATCTGGGTCTATATATACATATTCATAGTCTTCATTTTCAATTTTAGTTTGTTTAGAACAACTAAAACCAAAGACTACTATTAATATAAAATATACTAACTTCTTCATATTATCAAGTTTTACAATTCCGATTCTAGAACATCCTATACCATCTAGGACTTCTACTTCATATTCACTCTCCGCAAAGTTACATTATTTATCATTATGAAGGCTGTTTTCTTTCCTGAATTTTTTAAAAAATTCTTTTCCTTTAGAGAATAGATACTCTAAAGTATAAGCAAACACTTCTTCATCCTCAATACCACGTTCCTTGAAGAGTTTATGCATAACATGATACATCTCATGTACAAGTGTGCTATCAGAATCATTTAAATCTTCTCGCAATACAACAACTAAGTACTGAGTACCATTAGAGGTGAAGGTTTCAAATGTTGTACCTGGATATAATACCTTATCCTTAGAAAAACAATCCACTAAATCTCTTATGAGTTCTTCTTGATGTTGTTTGTCAACTACCTCTTTGTGAATAACTTTTGAAATATTCTTTAGGAAAGTCTCTTTATCTGGAGATACAATAAACAAAACACCACTCTTCAATATATCTAAATAAATAATATCATACTGTAAACCACCTGCTTTCATAATCCTTATTGTTTAATCTACCTCATCAAATATTGTTAACTCTTGACTACCTCTAGCCTTACTTTGCTCACTAAGTTCACTCTCCACCTTCCTCTGTAGATTCTGTAGAGAAGATACTATGCCTTCTACATTCTTCAATGCAGAAGTTATGGAAGAGATTTGATATTTAGGTTTACCTTTATCATCTTCCATATCTAGAATATCATCTCTCATCAAAAACTCACTTACAGTATGTGCTGCCTTTAAAGCAGCATTAAGCAACTCCTGTGAAGGAGTTACTGTATGCTTCTTATATATTGCCATGGCTTCTTCCAATAAAGGAGATGGTTTAAAATCCTTTTCTAGTCCCTCTTGCTCTATGATAGCCTTAGCCCTCTCTTCCTCATTAAGAATATAAGAGTAAGTACTTCTAGGATCTACCATAAAGTAAAGATAAGACATCTGCTTATAGAATTGCTCTTTTGATGCACTTCTGTCTTGGTTAAATAGCTTTCTTATAGGCTTTATAAGTAAAGCTTCATCAGCTACCTTCAATTGGAAAGCCTCAATAGTTACTAATTTCATAACTTCTACTCTTTATATGTTATACACTTCTACTTCTTACTTGTACTCTTCTTGATAGATGCTTTAATTTGTTGTTCTTTAAGTCTAGCATCATCAGCCTGTGCTTTCTTATCAAGGGCAAGTTTCTCATTAAACTGTCTTGCATTCTCCGAAAGCTTTTCTCTTTCAAGACTAAGCTTCTGTTCCATAGTCATAGCATCAGAACCACCAACCAGTTGCAATCTGTCAGCTTCTGCCTTACTATTTATCTGTGCAACCAACAAGTTGTTTTCTAATTCTTCTTGATGCATCTTATACTTAAGTTCAATTTCTGCTTGTGCCTGCTGAGCCTGTTGTTGTAACTGAGCCTGCTGTAACTGGAGCTGTTGCTGCTGTTGCTGCTGAGCTTCTTCTCTTCTTTGCTTTTCATTATTTTCAACCATCCTAGTCTTTTCAGCAGTACTCTTGGTAGTATATATCTTCATAATAGTAGAGAAGTCAAGAGCCTGATTCTGAAGAGCTGCCTGAGCCAAGGTATCAATCTTCTGATTAAGTTCCTGAGTACCATTGCTGTTATCTACTACAAGACCATAGTCACATTCTGCAAACTCATCACCATCTATCTCCATCAGCTTTTTACTTCCATCATCGAGAATATAATCAAACTTCTTCTTTCTGCCTCTAATAGCTATCTTAGCTGTCTCTAAGAAGCATTCAAGTACCCTCTTCTTCACACTGTCATGTATAGAGAAAAGAGTTTCTGTAATCATAGAAGATTGTAAGGTAGCTCTCTCTACTCCACCAACAGTCTCCCTATTGGAAATCTGACCCTCTCTCTGCCTTGAGATACCAGCCATCTCACCTACCTTATTAATAATCCATTCCAAAAGGTTAATATATTGCTGAATCTCATTACCCAAGGAGGCATCAATAACGCCAGAAGAAGCATTGTTCATAGCACCAGCAAGCTTACCTGTTGCTACACCAATATTGCCTTCCTTAAAGCTATCCTCTACAGCTATGCTGTTCACATTAATATAATAGAGCCACTTATCTACATCCCATCCCTTAGGTACTTTAGCAAAGTCTAATCTTACTATCTTACCCATATTCTTTGCAAGAAGCTTAATGAGCTTATCATGGATAATGTCGTAGAAATAAGCATAAGGCTTCATTATATCTACTAGAGAGAAAGGAACATCACCATTTGTACTATAGATACTACCAATAATACCAAAGTGACATCTTGAAGGATTGCTTAATCTATTATACTGAATAGGTCTTGGTCTCATATTTACATATATATCAGTACCAATTTTAGTGCCTTCCCATGCTTCATTAATCCAGAATGTCTGTTCCTCCTCACCCTTTAAAGGGTCACAATGATAAGTTTCAGGATAGAAGTTAAACTCTTCCTCACCAGTCTCTGGGTCATAGCTCTTTACTTTCTTTATCTGTCTCCTTGATTTCCAATATACTCTCAGCACTCTTACATTACCATTCATATCATAAGGTAAGTATGTAGTGTCAATAGTATCATCAAATAGAGTAAGAGGATTGAATACTGCATCACCAGCTGTAGTATTTACATTAATATTGGGTACAAAGCCATATCTGGCATCAATGTTATCCAAGGAGTCAGTATAGTTACCATTCATATTATTGGGAGTAGTCTCCAAGGATTCTATATCCTTCTTAGTAAGCTGATCATAATAAGTATCTATAATTCTTCCAGGATTCCAATAGTCTTCAAGGACTATCATATCAGCATCCTCAATCTTATTGGAATAACCAGACTTGATAACTCTCATCTTTATAGGGTCAACCTTTTCTATATAAGGTTCTCCTCCTACAATATCACATAGATATGCCTCTTCACCATGAGTATAAGCATCAACAAAACCTTCATTAAAGAGTTGGGGAATATCCAGTTCCTTCATATAATGATTAAGCAAGAGATTACCTCTTACCTCTCTCTTATCTTGATACTCATAAGTAAAGTAGCCAGACTGCTTCTGTAGTTCTTGATTAAAATCTTCCTCATTCATAGAGGTATCCATCATTAACTGCTGAAGCATCGTATTTACCTTATTATTCTTCTCCTCTTCCATCTCTGAGACAGCAGTAGGATTGGTAACTACAACTCTGAAATCAAACAATCTCCTGGATTCCTCACCTCTAAGTACTGACAACTTAGAGTTAATAATAGGATAATGTTGTATGTTATCTGGAATAAAGGATGCATCAATACCATAAGGATTAAGGTATAACTTCAAGTCACTCATGTGTATCTGACCATTAATCAAGTCTTTGTTTATCTTCATTGCAGCAACAGACTTTCTGGTCAAATGATAATGAAGTAAGCTATGGTTGTCTCCAAAATCCACGCATTTTTGCCTCCATGCTTTCCCTTTCTTACTAAAGGATAATTGTTGTGATGGAAATCCACCTATTGCGTTACATGCCATATTTATATTTCTTTATTTTCTTTATTTGCAAAGATAACAAAAGAAGTAATCAATATATGGTATCTAACATTTTCCCTAATTCAATCTAAATCAACTGACTAATATAACATAAAAAGGAGAAGACTCTTATTAGAATCTCCTCCTTAACACAAACAGTAAATCTTATGATGTAAATTCTTTATACATGAAAGTATGCTCGTATGTCAAACATACCATCTTTATCCTTTAGTTTGTCTAAAGCAAGACAATGTACAGCCTTGAACATTTCTTCTCTTGGCATTTCTGAAGGGGTCTTACCTGCTATTTTAGCTATAGTAGTTGCACTATCAGAGTAAATCATATTCATTGCAACAAACATAGCCCACTTATTATAATAAGGGGAATCTTCTGTACGGAAATCCAGATTCTTCATACATCTGTCCCATTCTGAAACATCCCAACCTCCTGAAGGTTCCATACTATTTACTATGGTTATAGCTTCCTTCTTAGACAGGTAATTCTTCCAATTGATAGCTTCAAGTTTATCAAGATATTCCTGAGCTACATCTGGTCTCAATTCCATCATATCTTTAAACATACTCTTCATAGTATTACCAAAGATATGCATATTATTAGGGTCACTGGATGTGCTCATCTTGGTATAGAGCTTATCAAACATATCCATTATTTCTTTCTGTTCCATATCTCTAAGTATTTATTATTCAACTAGCAAAGCCTTCAATTCCAAGAAGTCATTTTCGTTGAATGTGATAGTTTTCTTATTACCAAATATGATGTTAGTAAAGAGATTGTCAGGCAATGTTATGGAAATTCTTCCCTTACCTACTACACCTTGAACCAATCCTATATCAAATGTATTGTCTTCAAGTCCTTTAAAGAGTTCCATTACATCGGCAAACAATGTGTTAGTATTGATGTCTCCATTCTCATCTGCAAGAAATAAAGCAGCATTATCTATGCTCTGACTTATCTTTCCTTCATATTTATTGAGGAGGTTATGACATCCACGCTTGATATAAATAGAAGATACTGCTAATGTAGGATTATCACCTACCATTTCATCAACACGTTCTTTAAACCAAGTATCTAAGCTACTAAGTATTTTCTCTTTAAGTGCAGATATATTCATTTAGAGCCTCCTTTCTTGACAAGTTCAAGGTATTCTTGCCATGTCTTGTCACTATGATTTGTTATATAGTCTTTCCATAAAGCCATATTCTTGTCTTCTTCCTGTAAAGCATTCTTCTTCAGTTTCTTGATAAGGGACAGATGCTTATCCAAAGCTTCCTTCCCATCTTTAGTCTGCTCAACAAGAGGTCTTATTATCCTAAGTTCTTCTCTCTGTAGAATATTGGCTACATCTTGATAACTCTCCACAAAGTCTTGATCTTGATTAAGATAACTTTTCTGGGATTCAGTAAGACCATCCATTATCTTATCTATCTCATCCCATGTAGGAGTCTTGGATTGCTGTGGTTGCATATTGAAGCTGCCTTTCTGTTTCTGTAACTCTGCAAACTTCTGTGCCCACTCATTCATCTGACTGAGTGTATCCTGCTGACTTGGTTGTCCTCCTAATATAGGGTCTGCTGCAAAATTCATACTAACATCTATTTAAAAAATAATACTAATTTTGAAAAGGTGGAGATACCTTTTAGCAGTATCTCTCACCAATCTTATTTTCTCTTTGCTCCTTTCTTAGAAGCTTTCTGCTTAAGCACCAGTGGTGGGTGTTGCACTACTCACACAGTTGCAAGCATTATAGCTTCCATAGCCATTGATTACAGGAGTATTAGGCAATACAAGCTGTCCTCTAATGCAGGTGCAAGTCTTCTTGTCAGTATAATCCATCAACAACTTATCTTGATATGGACGGGTAGCCTTCAAGACTGCAACTTCCTTATCAAGCTCATTGAACTTTGCTGCAAACTTCTCATTAAGAGCATCAAAGCCATCACGCTGACCCTTATAAAGGGAGAATCCCTGAGCTACCATAGCATCCTTCAACTGGTCTTTAGCATCCCTTTGAGACTTATAGAGACCAAACTCTGCCTCCATACTTCTTCTGTTCTCTGCATCTAAAGCACTTACAAAGCCTTTCCACATACTGAACTTCTCACTGATGTCTGTCTCTCGATGGTCATACATCTGTTGCTGAGTATTCAATTTCATAGTGAACATATCAGTAAGCAACTTTACTTCATCTGCACATTCCTTCTCCATTACATCAAGGGCTGTAGGTGCAGTATTACTTGTAGTCACACCACCATAGGTATTGATATTCACATTATCAGGCATACCATTACCCAGTGAACCAAAAATACTGCGACTACCATTACCTGTAAGCCAAGGTAATACACCAAGAGCTGTGCCTGCTATACCCAAACCAAGGGCGGTGCCTGCAACACCTTTAGATGCAAAATCATTCTTCTTATCCTCATAGACTTTCTTCTCTATGACTTTCTCATTTGTCATATCCATGATACAATCTTTATTAAGCAATTAAATATTAGATTTAAAAACACTTTGTAATCGATTACTGTAGCAAAGATATAACAAAAAAGCTTGAACAATAAACATTGCTCAAGCTCTACACCCAACCTATTATATATCAACTTTTTATATTGAGCAACATTATATGTTTTAATTGCTCAACTTCATCACATTTCCACACTAAATTCTTTTGATGTATAATCTTCTTTCCTCTTGGTAATACACCTTTAAGAATCATTCTGTCAAAGGTGGAAGTACTAATTCCAAGCATTTGACTGGCTTCTATCTTTGTAAGCCATCCTTTCTTGTCTATAGCAGCTCCTCTTCTATCCAATTCATATTTAGATAGATTGCAAAAATAAGTAATATCAGCCTTAGAGCAATCTCCATTGGTAATCATCTCTTTAAATCTATCTAAGGCACTACATAAAAATTGTTTTCTTAAATCCATTAGGCATGTTTCTTTTCAATTATATCAATAATCTCATCACACATATTATCATTAACAGGACTACTGGCAAACATTCTTTTAGTTCTTCTTAAGAGATGAATTCTAAAAAGCTTAATACTCCTAATGATGTCTTCTTGATGCTTAAGAGCTAATCCAATTAGCTCCAAACCATACATGCAAATAATACAGTATATAAGGATATAGTGAGTACCCACCATATCATTAGTACAGAACCAAGAGCAATAATACCACCTCTCTACATTAATAAATATAAAGTAAATAAAGGGTATCCTGAAAAGATTGCACCATCTGAACAGATAACTTGCTGGTAGCAATACTATAGGTACAACCAAATACAGTATTGTATATATCCAAGCTATACATATTTCATTAGCAGGTGAGTAATGCATCAACTCATAGTTATTCTGACTAAATACATAAAATATGTACCAGTGAGAAAGCATTATGCCTATAGGAGCAAATATAGCACCCCAATGATATAATGTCCAAATTGCTTTCTCACTTGCAGTAGGCATACTACTACCCTTTCTCCTTTCTTGCATATTGAATTCTCCTTTTGTTTAAGTTAAATTTTCGTTATTTAGTTCTTAAAGTCTGTAAATTTAAGCTTTTCTACACAAATACCTTCATTTTGAGTACATTATTTCAGTTAAACTTTGTGAATGCTTTCAAATTGATATATTTGCACAGAATATATAGGGTAAAAGTTTTAATTTGAAAGTAATATATTCTTTTCTTATAATAGGATATGATTATAATCCACTCAGTAAGTTCATTAGTTTAAATAATAGTCATCATAAAATATAGAAGTGCATTTAAGTAATATAGTAAATTTGCAAATAAAATTAAAATAGATAGATTATGCCAGAAAGAAGATTACAAGGGTTAAGAGGACTGAAAGGTCTTAATACTTTATCTCCTGAAGAGAGGGAGACTTTTATGCAAGCTAATGCAAATAAGCTAAGCATTTATAAAAATCCTATGAAAAGAAGGCAAGCAGCCAACATATTATATATGAATCAGAAGTACATAAACACTTTTGGACTGGATGACTTTAACCTCAATAATGATGGTACAGAGGAATCCTTTAATATGAGAAATGACAAAACTAAGTTTAAGATAGTAACTGATACCTTCAAGAATCAACTTGGTAAAGAACCTAACTTCAATGAGTTAGCTACGTTCCTTGATGTAGATGGTATGTATGATTTGCTTAATAATCAGGAATATCTTACTGATAAGCAATTAAAGCAAAAATATGAAGGCAATCTTAAAGCTGCTGGAAGTGTTGTAAGATCCTATGATAAAGCTATAAATAATCCTTATGTAGATGCATTAGGAGAAGGCTTTATGCAAGTAGGAAAAATATCAGCAGCAGAAACACCAGGTAACATTCTTAATAAGGATATAGAAAGGAATAAGGAAATTCTTGAAAAATTGAAGGATGAATCCAGAAAGAGAAGAGAGGCTGCTGTACAGGGAGATACTGATATGATATATGCTAATATGCTAATGTTTGATGATACTGGTAAGCAAAGTTTAGCTAAAACCCTTAATGAGTTTGATAAGATAGCAAGTAAATCCTCACATTATGATGCATTCAAGAATAGTAAATGGTTGAGAGATTATAGTAATGAGGATAAGCTGAAAGATTATTCAAAATATCTTGCCTTAAAGTCAAGATATGGTGAAGCTGTTGCCGACCAGTACTTAGAAATGAACATGCAGAATAAGGTAGCTGAAGCACAGGATGGCAAATGGACTGGTAATACTCTAAAGGGAATCATTACTACTGCTTGGTCTGATATAGGTTCTAATGTAGCACTCTTTGCTAATGCAGGAAGTTTGTTAAATACTGATAGAATGGCTATCCTTAACCAAGGTAAGGATCCAGATAAACCTATCTATGACAAGAGGGGTAATATTGTAGATTATGAGGAGAACACTAATATCTGGACTAATCCTGCATACTGGAATAATGTATATAAATACAATACTTTCTCTCCTACTGAGATAAAAGCTATACAGGAAAGAGGTGGTGTATCTGAGGATGTAAATGTAAGAGCTTATGGTTATGTTCCAGACTTCTTATCTTGGGATACAGCAGAAGAGGGTGCTAAGCAAAGTGGTCATATACTTGCAGGTGTAGCAGAAACTGCTCTTACTGGTGGTACTGGTAAGACTATTGGTTGGGCAGGTAAGACTGCCCTTAAAGGATTTGGTCTTTCTGCTAAAGCCATGCAGACTGCATCCAAGTTGGGAACAATTACCAATGATATATTTGTTGCAGCTACTACTGGTCTTGAAGGTGCACAGCTTGAAGCTATGGGAACCTTTGATGAACAAATGGAGAGTGCCAAGGAGAAAATCAATTCCCAAATTGGAAGAGAGCTTTCTGAATATATGCAATCCATCAACTACAATAGTAAGGAGGCTAAAGCAGGTATTAATGCATTCTACAATCAGCTTAAGGCTAAGGATGCAAGAAGAGTTGCTTTAGGTAATAGAGAAGGTACAAGTGCTTTTCCTTTGAGTGATGCTACTCTTAAGGCTCAGGCTAAGCAGTTATATATCAATCAACTTCTTGGAGCTAAGCAAAAGGAATTACAGGAACTCCATAAGAAGGATGAACTTGAAGCTGCTAAAGTTGCTGCTAAAGCCTATGGTGCTAACTTCATTATGGACTATATCAAAAATATTCCTATTACTACAGGTATTCAGAAGTTCAAGATAGCTAAGGGTGCTATGAGAGGAGCTTTTGATGAAACCATCAATAAGAACATTATTGCTGATGTGGAAAGTGGTGGAGTCAAGAGAGTTGTAGACAAAGCTGGTAATACTGTAAAATATGCATCTGGCAAGAAATTAGGAAAGGAATTATTGAAACAACTTGGTGGTGGCTTTGCAGATGAGTATCTTGATGGTATCAATGCTTCATTTGCAGGAGGTGTAGGTAATAATATGTTTGATAACTACATTAGAAAGAACTATGACCCTAAGGCTTATGATAGTACAGTAGATAGCTTCCTTGGCAACATGCTTGCAGGATTCTCAGAAGGTATTGATGGTCTTACTGATAGACAAAATCTTTATGAGGGATTCATAGGAATGGTTTCTCCTGTAGCTACAACAATGATAAATCCAAATGCTGTATATCGTCCTAAGGATGCTTGGAAGGCTGTAGTAAATGGCAAAGATAGTTATGGTAATAAGCTGAATCTGGCAGAAAGAGCAAGTTCTATTCTTATGAACCCACTGCTTAATGCTTATACTGATGCTAAGGAGAAAGACAGAGCTTTGGACAGAACAGTAGAAGCAATCAATACTGTAGTATCAGCCAACAAGGATAAAATTAATGATGCTGCTAAGATAATATCTGTATTGAATAACTATGATAGTCCAGTTACTGTAAAGAATCCTTTCTCAATACTTGACTATAAGGATAATAAGCTGTATAACAGCTTCACTCTTATCAATGCCTTGAATAGCTTGGAGAACATAGGTGGTGGAGTTAATAGTAAACTCTACCAAGATAATATGCACACTATTCAAGGTCTTGCAGAAGGCACTCTCTCACAGGAAGAACTTGATAATGAGATAGACATGGCTCTTGGAGATAAGGATAATAAGTCTATCCTTGAAGATAAGAATGCCAGAGAGGAAGCTGCAAATAGATTACAGAAGAATGCTAAGTACTTTATGGATATGAAGGATAAGATGGCAGAGATACAGAGTATCTTTGCTAAGAGTCCTAAACTTATGAAAGAAAACCCAATGGTACAAAATATATTAATGTATAATCTTGTAGCTACAGATGACTATCAGAAGAGACTAAAGAGTATTGAAGATGAGTTAGGTCTTGGTCATACAGATACTGAATCTATATTTACTCCTGATTATAGTTTGAGATATGGTACTGACCAAGCTAAGAAGAGAGGTATTGCTGCAAGGGAAAGAGAAATCAACAGGGTACAGAAAGAGATTGACAGACTCAATAATGCCAACAGCTATATTGAGAAGAAGATAAAGGTACTGGAGAAACAGAGCAAGGTTGACTTTACAGATAATACAATAGAGGATAAAATTAAGAAGCAGAAGAAGTTACTTGAGTCTCAGAAGTTCATGTTGAAAACCCTTGAAAAGGAGAAAAAGCAATTTACTGAGGAGAGAAAGGAAATAAATAAAGTTGAGATGAATAAAGGTATTGGAACAAATACTTTTAGTCAAGAGGGTTTATTAAATTCTGATATAAGAGATTTAGCTTATGTTCTTAATAATGATAATATAAGTAATTTCTCCGAAGGAAGAAAGGCTATTATAGATAATATTAAGTCCTCATTGGAACAGAAAGATCCAGAGGCTATGCAAAAGATAGCTGATGCAAGTACCCTTGCAACAAGAATTGAAGATGCAAAAACTGCATACAACAGGATAATAAATAACAAAGAATTAGCATCTACCTATCTTGATGCAGTAAGCAGAGTAAGAGAAAGAGATGCTATTGCTGAATCTGTTCAGAGACAAATCAAGGAACATTATGGTAAGATAGAGAGTGCTTATATAGATAGAGAAAATGAGCCTAAACTATTCAAAGATGAAATCCTTAGTACTAATACTGACCTTATGGATGCTTATATGGAAGACCATCCAGATCAGATAGATGCTATCAAACCTTACTATGATATGCTGAAGTTTGATGAGGATGCAGCAGCTATTATCCGTACTTCTGACTATTCAGATGTAGATAAACAAGCTATAAGGGCTGGTCTTATAGCCTTAAGATATGCATCTAATAGCAGAACAGAATTAGAAACAAAATTGGAGGAACTCATAGATTCCAAAGACTTAGATCAGAAAACTAAGGACGAATATGAGTATCTTCTTTCTACCATGGAGAGTTTAGGTCATCAAAGGAATGCTTCTATTGTAGAGGCAAGAAAGGAAAGATTGCAGAGAGAAGCTGAAGAAAAGAAGAAGAAAGAAGAAGAAACTAAAAAGGTGGAAGATGAAGCAAAGGAGGCTGCTGAAAAGAATACTAATGAGGTTGATAATGAAAAGGTACCAAATAGTAAGGATGATGTAAATGCTCTAGATGACAGCTTTGTTTTCCCTGATATTGATGAAAACGGAGGCTCAGAGATTAATGACAAAACTGTTCAAGTAGATAATCCAACAAATGGAGAGATTAATTCCCAAACAACTATCCATGATATAAAGCAAAGTAAACCTAGCAAGGATGTAGATTTAGATGAAGATAACACTTCTGTATCTGTAGAAGAGGAAGACTTACAGCAGACAGATGATAGCATTTTAACTGCAAGTTCCTTAATGAAAGACAACTTTGGAAATGGCAGTGTTGATATGGGTGACATGTGGTATGGTACTACTGATAGTCCTAAGAAAGGAAAACTTCTTGTAGACAAGAAAGATAACAATATTACTTTCAAGGTTAATGATACAAACACTTCTATTGAAATTACTCCTGAAGA